CTAGAACGCAAACGGATACCGCGGTCGCAGGCTCCGGGTCCCCAACTTGACGAAGTTCTTGAGTTTTCCCGGAATATGTTCGCGCCGGTCATAGGCCTCCAGGAGGTTCGCAGATCTGCGATCCTCGTGGAAGCGGGCGATCCACTCTTCCGTCAGATCGTCACGCTGGACTGCCATTGATGTCTGCAGCTCCGCCGGTAGCGGCATCTGCAAGTGCTCCGCCAAGTGGCTGACGAATGGAATCGGATCGGCGGCGAGCTCCTCGTAGACGAATTCGGCAAATTCAACGCCGGTGAGTTCCAGATAGCTTTGCCAGAAGGCATAGCTGTCGCGAATGTAGAAAAAGCATCGGGCGATCTGCTCGAAGTCGTATTGGGGATTGGCCCTTCCCTCGACGTGAGCGGCAAAACTACGTGTTTGCCTCGCCCGCGCATAGGATATCGCCTGCCTCAGCGTATCCCTGCGCCGCAGGAATACGAGCGCAACGTCATGCATGGCGAGGCAATGCTGAATGAAATCCCTTCCATAGACCTCATGCGTCACGAAAAGCTGGTTCGGGAATATCTTCGAGCCGAAGACGCCGTTCGGCGTAGAGCACTTCCTGAGGAGTTCCTGAAAGAATGCGTCCCATGACAAGGCGCCGGTATCCAGCCGATGGATCTTGGGCGAGAGCCACTCGCTCGAGCGCCCCATATTACCGGCGGCATTGACGAGCGAACCCAGCCAGTTCGACCCGCTTCTCGCCTCCGTCAGGAGCAGATAACCTCGCATGAACTCTCCGTCCGAACTCGCTTCGAAGTCCCAGCCAGGCGGTCGTTAGAGATGAATATTGGCTTTTTTAGCACAAGCTGATGATCCGACGGTTCGAGACCATCCGAGAAAGCCGCCGTAGATTGGCTTGACAAATTCATTGGACGAATACACATGCGTGTGTATTGTCGTATCAGGTGAAGAGCGGCGACATTATTGCAGCATTGCAGAAGGACGGATGGTACGAGGTTGCGACCAAGGGCAGCCACGTTCAATTCAAACATCCGAAAAAGCACGGCCGGGTTACCGTTCTTCACCCGAAGAGGGATCTACCAATCGGTACCCTCAGGAGCATTGAAAAGCAGTCCGGTTTGAAATTGAGGTAAGACCATGCGCAACTATATCGGATTGATCCACAAGGACGCCGAGAGCGATTACGGCGTTTCCTTTCCTGATTTTTCCGGCGTCGTGACCGCCGGTGCCGACCTCGACGACGCGCGCGCTATGGCAGAGGAAGCCTTGGCCTTGCATATTGAAGGGCTGGTAGAGGACGGCGAGGCCATCCCGGAGCCCTCCTCCCTTGAAGTTGTCATGTCCGACGTCGAGAACAAGGATTGCGTCGCTATTCTCGTCGCGGTGAAAACCGAGGCAAAAAGAGCCATTCGAGTGAACGTTACGCTTCCCGAAGGTGTCCTGAAGCAGATAGATGCCTTCGCCGAAGCCCACGGCCTTACGCGGTCTGGATTTCTTGCTCGTGCTGCAACGCACGAGATCGAACGGGCAAATGACGGCCACGACGCTTATGCGGAATCCCGCTTGTCGGCTTAGGGCACTTCCAGCAAAAATGTGTAACGCTTTTCCATGCGGAAGCGCGTACTTTCAAAAGCTTGGAACGAGTGTCCATGCCTTAAGCAAGGCATTGGTATCCGGCAAGCCATGAACGGATCTTTGAGAAGAAGAGAAGAATGGTGGGTGATCACGGGCTCGAACCGTGGACCCGCTGATTAAGAGTAATCTATTTTTCTCTGAACAGCCTACAAATCAAGTAAAGCGGTTTCCAATGCCGTGCGATAACTACCCCTGAAAACGCGGAACGTTTCGTGAATTGGAAACCGCAAATTAGGTGTTCTTGGGCTGATCTGCAACAGGAATTTCGAATACGCTCGCGCTATCCTCTCACTACTCGCTGCGACACAGCGTCCATTACAAGACTGAGAATGCGGGCTGTTCCGACCGGATGCGGGCCGACCGATGTGGCACGAGTTCGGCCGGCCGCGATACGGCGACGGCGCCGAAATGAAGCGCCGACAGGGGTTTCTCGAAAGTATCGTGTTCGCGTGGCCGCCGACGCGGCAAGTACCGGAGCAAGGAGGGAGTAAAACTGAATGACGGAAGGTGTTTGGTGGATAAGTTGAACGTGATACCGGTTGTGTTATGAGAATTTCACTTTCATGGCGAGCACCCGGGGGAACATTTGGCTTATCAAGCACCATCGTTGGGCAAGGAGGCGTTCAATTGCCCTCACTGCGGCGTTCTTACCTCTCAATCTTGGCAAAGGCTCAGCGCCCGACACGTCAGCAATCCAGCCTCTCTTCATGCCCTCGGGACTGGCATTCCCTTCCTTGGAGACACCGCAAAAGCTACGTTGGGGGACACATTCAGGTTGGTGCAGAATTTGACGGTGTCCGCTTGTTTCCACTGCAGCAAAGTGGCCGTCTGGATGGGAGAAATGCTGGCATTTCCAAAGGCGAGTTCAGCGCCCCATCCAAATCAGGATTTGCCCGAAGACGTACTTAAGGATTACGAGGAAGCAAGTGCCATTGTTGGCCAGTCGCCAAGAGGTGCGGCGGCGTTGCTCCGCCTAGCAATTCAGAAGCTGTGTATTCATCTCGGACAACCCGGCAAAAACATAAACAATGACATCAAGGCCCTCGTTCAAGGCGGCCTGGATCCGCGGGTGCAGAAGGCACTCGACGTGGTGCGGGTCATCGGCAACAACGCGGTTCATCCAGGCGAAATCGATGTGGATGACTTGGAAACGGCCGAGACTCTATTTCGGCTCGTCAATCTTATTGCCGAAAAAATGATTACCGAGCCGAAGCATTTAGATGACGTCTACAACGATCTTCCCGCAGCCGTGCGGGAGGCGATCGAGAAGAGAGACGGCAAGCTACCGCCAGCGGCATCCGACAACAAGGCTAAGTGATAGGGGGCAACATGGAAAAGAGTGGCAGGAGCGCAAAAGCGGAGAAGGCAATCCCTGATGGGACAGAGATGCGGGAGACCTGCGGGATCGTGATGCCAATCTCGGCAATCGATGGCTGCGATCCGTCTCATTGGGCCAATGTTCTCGAGATTTTGGAGGCCGCTTCCCGGTCGGCCGGTTATGAGCCCAAACTCGTGTCAACGGGCGCAGACATCGGCGTTATACAGGGTAGGATAGTTCAGAACCTTTACGATAATCCAATTGTAGTTTGCGACGTCAGCGGCAAGAACCCCAATGTTATGTTCGAGCTTGGCATGCGCCTGGCATTTGACAAGCCGGTGATTATCGTAAAGGACGACGCAACGTCGTATTCCTTCGACACATCACCCATTGAGCACCTCGAATATAGGCGGGACCTAAGGTACCAGAACGCGGTCGAGTTCCAGAAGCTGCTTGCGCAGCGGATCAAGGCAACAGTTGAGAGAAGCCGGGAAGATGACCAATACTCGCCGTTTTTAAAGCACTTTGGAAAGTTCACGGTCGCTAAGCTGAATACACAAGAAGTGTCCAGCAATGAGTACCTGATGAAGAAAATGGACGATCTGCAAAGAGAAGTTTCGAGTATCTCTTCGATGTGGCATGGCCAATCACCCCGCAAGTTATCTGATCAATACGTGCCCGACTCGGTCGTTATCAGCGGTGAGAAGCTGCTGGCTCTCAGAACATCCCACGACCCTGTTCACACCGAGAATCAGGTCAGAAAACTTATCGAGGAGGAGCTTGGAAACGTGTCCGATAGGGTCTTGCAACAAGGCATAGATCGCCTCACAAAGCGCAGCGGTCACCTCCCGATCACCGATGCGAGGTTTCAAGAACTTCTTTCAGAGTACCTTCGCCGCCGGAGCTCGGTGCGAGATGCACGCGCAACTAGCTGAAGCACTGGCGCGGCAAAGGGACATCGCCGCGAACACGGTTTGGCGAACGAGCAGGTGAAGCAGCTCGCGAGTTGATCGATCGGGAGGAGATTTGCACATGCGGTTGATTCGCGACGCTAGGACGCTGTCCAACAAAGCCATTTGCTCGATGCGCACGGCGATGAGCACGTTCAACAGCTACGATGACGAAGGCAGAGTCTGTTCAGTTCTCCTGCACCTTCAACATTCTTGCGAGATGCTCCTGAAGGCCGTGCTCGTGCAGAAAGGAGTGAAGGTCTTCGACGATAAGAGTGGCAAGAGCATCGGATTTGAACGTGCACTTAACCTGTGCCGGCAAAAGCACGGTCTCACGGAAACCGAAGCCGGCACCATGCGCATGATCGACGCACTGCGCGACGCCGAACAGCATTGGTTCACGGTCGTCGAGGAAGACGTTCTGTTCCTGCAGACACGAGCACTTATCACTGTCTTTGCCTCTTACATGCAGCGAGCACTCGAACTGGACCTTTCATCCCGAATCCCCGCGCGAGTGTTGCCAGTTTCAACGAAACCGCCGGGCGACTTCGACTTTCTGGTCGATCGGGAATACCAGTTGATCGCCGAACTTCTCAAGCCCGGGAAACGGAAGCGCGACGAAGCCCGCGCCCGTATCCGCGCGCTTCTCGCAATGGAGGGTCTCGCAGCCGAGGAGGTTCAGATCTCTGAAAAGGATATAGACCGGATCGAGAAAGCGATAAAAAGCGGGAGTGAATTGGGCGAAGTTTTCCCTAGACTCAACACTATCGCGAGCACCATTGAGGGCGACGGGCCGGCAATTACGGTGCGTTTCTCCAAAAAGGAGGGGGCTCCCGTAAAGTTCGTCGCCGCTGACGATCCGCAGTCGGCTGCAGCGGTGCGAGAGGTGGATCTGCAGAAGAAGTTCTATCTAGGCGCGACCGAGCTAGCGGAAGCTCTAAAGCTTACCCCTCCTCGAGCAGTTGCCCTTCGGCGTTACCTCAAGATCGACGAGGATCCGTCGTGTTGCCATACATTCGAGTTCGGCAAGCAGAAGCTCGCCCGTTTCTCCGATAACGCCAGAAATAAAATGAAGTCAGCGCTGGAAGGCGGGGTCAGTATGAATCAGGTCTGGAAGGAGCACAGACCTGGGGTTCAGAAGAAGCAGCCGGCAGCAGTAAAGGCAGCAGACGCCTACCTAGCAACTTCATAACCCTTCTCGTAAATTCACTGCAGCTCGAACACCGCCCCATCATCCGCCCCTTCTCTGATCCCCTTGAACGACGCATGCCGCAGCTTTCCGTCCTCCGTCCAGGCCCGATACTCGACCGCAGCGACGAGCACCGGCTCTACAAAAACGGCATTCTTCCGCTTCAGGCTGACGGCCTGCGTTTTCGTTGCCATCCCCTCGAGCAGCTTGCGCAATTCTCGCGACAGCTCGTTTGACCAGCCGGTACCGCAGCCACCGACATAGACGAGCTGTCCGTCCTTCCGCGCCGCGAGCAGCAGCCGGCCGAGGTGGCCAGGTACTGTCGACGGCTCGAAGCCGACGATCACGAAGCTATTCCGGCGCTTGCAGGTGATCTTCTGCCACCACTCGCCGCGGCCGGAACGATATGGCTTCTCGACGTGCTTGGCGATGATGCCTTCGAGCCCGTGTTCGCACGCGACGCGAAAGAACTCGTCACCATCAGCCTGAACCTCATCAGAAAGGCGGACGGCCCCTTCCCGGCCGGCGACGAGCGGCTCGAGCAATCGCCGGCGCTCGCGCAGCGGCAGCCGGCGCAGGTCGCGGCCGTCGAGATAAAGGAGATCGAAGGCAAAGAAGACGATGGCGCCGGCTTCATACGGCGATGGCAAGCGGCCGAGCGCACGCTGCAGCATCCCGAAGTCCGAACGGCCCTTGTCGTCAAGAACGACGGCTTCGCCATCGAGGATGGCTGTCTTCACGGCGAGGCGCCGCGCGTCGTCTGCGATCGAGGGGAACTTTCCGGTCCAGTCGTAGCCGCCGCGCGTGAGTATCCGCACCCGGGAAGGCTCGATGTGTACCGCGATCCGATATCCGTCCCACTTCACCTCATAGGCCCAGTCCGGTCCCTTCGGTGGCTTGTCGACGAGCGTTGCAAGGCAAGGATCGACCCGCGCGGGCATGGGATCAGCCGGGGCGAGATTGCGAGGCTTCTTTGAGGATGCTCTGGCCATAGGCCATTAACGCACAGGCCCGCGAAAAGCCGAATTGACTCTTTCGGCTGAGAGAACATAGTAAGAACACACGCAATAGACGGGTAACGAAAATGAGCGATGAAGCCGGAGCGAGCACATTCAAGGAAACGGTCTCGTACGAGCACTGGTGCGAGCATCCCGGCTGCAAGAAATGGGGCAGCCTCGGCTTTGCCTTGGGGAAAGAGGAGCCGCGGTGGTTCTGCGCGGAGCATCAGCCCGAATGGAAGTTGAAGCATGCCTAGAGGCGGAGCATGGTGGCTCGCGGAGCTACTGGCCTGGTCGAAGATCCGCATCAAATGCGAGTGTGGGGTAAAGAGGCAATACGACGCCCAGCAGCTCTTCGATCGGGTCGGCGACCGGAGCATGCCGGAGTTGCTCTCCGAATTCTCCAAAGCGATCGGTTGCCCCAAGAGCGGTAATCTATACCGCGACCGCTGCAAGCTCAGATATGACATGCCATCGGGAGAGCCGCCTGTCTCTCGAAGGAGCCGGCTGGTGATGCGGCCCCAGCCGGCGCCCCTGAAGAGATTACTTTCGCGAACCTTCCCGAATGGTGCGACGTGCTTTGCAAGTGCCGCCGCTGCGACCGCATCGATCGACTAAATCGGCGCGCTCTGGCCGCGCGCTTCGGCAAAAGACAAAGCATCCTTCAGTTGGCGGCGAGAATGCGATGTAAGAGGTGCGAGAACCGAGACGGCAACACGATCTTCATAGGAAAGCCCCGGCAATAAGCCATCGCGCAGGCGCGCGTTACTTCCCCTGCAGCCGCTACCGGAACCGGCCTGAAATTTGCCAATCTCAAAAACGAGCATTGTTCCGGAACATTCCAGCCAACACGGCGTTTGAGAGGCGTTCCTCATTTCAGGAGGTTGTTTTCTCCCTCTGACTTCGACTGGCGGACAATCGCACGTGTCGGACAACTGCAGCGCTCCTGATCGCATCTGCCGGAGCGCTGTTTTTTTTCAGCAGATCAGAGGCCTCGGAAGGGACCGCGGCAAAACCCCAAAGAAGAAAAACTTGGAACTATCGGTGGGCCAAGGAGTTCGTTAGCAGTCGCTGTTTCATGGAGCGGCTACTTCAGCGAGGTCGACTTTATATTCCCTTTCGCTATTCGCCAAGTCGACCCACCAGGCAGCGCCTCTCGTTCCCCTTCATCGAGGCGCTGCCATCTCGAAAATGCGCTGCGCGAAGTGTCAAAACCGAGACGGCAATGCCCTCTTCATAAGAGAGCCTCGGCGACAGGGCGGCGGGAGTGGAATCAAGGGAAAGCGCCTGATTTCCCAACTGGATTATGGACGTTTCTTCGGGGCGGGGAATGGATCTCGCCCCAGTGCCTTGGCAATCTTGCGCCAGTCACTTCCGCCCATACCGGGTATTCGCAGCAATTCGGCACTCGGCAGGTGTTGCAGATCTCCGACCACCTCATACCCGATCATGTTTAACTCCCGGAGAAGCCAAGGCCTGAGTTTCAAGTCTGCCAGTTTCGTGTCCATGCGAACAAAAAAGCAGACCGATGCGCATCGCGCAATTGCATGATTATGCAAATCAGCGCCGCAGCGGCGCGCCTTTTGCGCTTACCGGCTTCGTTTCTCTTTCTACCACTTTGTTAGCGTTGCGATTTGTTGACAACCTTGAGGCGACAAGCCTGTTGCCTTCTAACCTAACTCGTCTTATGCATCCGTGAGAAGTACGCCAAGACCGGCACGGGCAATCCATGGAGAATGCTGCATGAAGTATCTCGTCACGTTTCAGCAGTTGGGCAAGGACCGGCCGATCGACCATCCGAGCACTGCGGATTTCGAGGCGTACGACTCTGGCATGCTCCCCAATGTCGGCGACTATGTTGACGTCAATCCGCTAGAGGACGAAAACAGACCTCGCTACAAAGGCAAGGTGAAGTCGCGTCTGTTCCAATACCAGGGACACGGAAATTGCCACATCAACATCGTGATTGAGAACGCTGATGGCGACGATTGGGGCGCGCTCATTGAGAGCGACTTCTGATAGTTGACGATCATCGTCTCAGCTGAGCGCCGTCGCGCTGGCTGGCCTCGATCCTCTGCAGGATCTCGCGCATCACACGTGTATCTATGGAAAGGCTGTTGAGCGTGTTCTCGACAGCCTTCATTGACGTGGCCGCCTCGGCCGCCTGCTTTTCCACCGCCGAAATTCGGAGCTCGTGGTTATCGATCTGCCGAAGAGACACCTCCGCCGCGGTCAGGCGCTTATCGAGGCGATCGATGGAATTCGCCTGCGAGTCCTGATTGGCGTTCACCCTCTCCCAGGTCGCGCCCCACGCTATGAGGCCGCCGGCGAAGCCGAACAGGATCACGAATGTGTTGAGGTTGAATTCAAACCTCCATTTCGGAGTTGCGACCATCTTTTCCGTTTCCTGTGTTTCAGCCAATGCCCTGCCCCTCGTATGCAATGCTGGATGGTTACTGCTGCGCTTCGCCGTGGCGGGCGCATTCCGCTTTCGTCCAAACCGCTGCGGCGCAAATGCCGACGACAGTCCGATCTATTTTCCGCTGATCTGCCGGCGTCGCGCCGCGCGCGCCGACTAGATCAGTGCCCACCACCCGGCGCAGTCCGTCGGCACTTGCCGGCGCCGAAGTCCCACATCCCTGGAGGGCAAAGGTCAAAGCGAGAGCGGACATCGTCCGCAGTGCGGCCAGCTTCATTGTTCTGCCTTTCGATTGAGGTTCTGACGTCGTCGCCGCCCTGCCGGTAGATCCAGGCAACGAGCGCCGCAACGATGGCGAGAGCGGCGGCGGCCGTGACAATGCGAGGAGTGGTGAACATCACGCCATCCCCTCGACTTGTTTTGCGACCGCCTTCCTATCGGCGTTCTTGCGCCAGTAGAGAAAGCCGGCGATGCCGCCGAGCGCGAGCAGGAGGATGAGCAGGTTCTGCCAGGGAATGCCGCCGATCGCGGTGAGGATCGACGCGCCGCCGCCGCTGACGGCCGGAACGATGACCTCTTTCGATTTCCACCACGGCGCATCGAGGCTGGGCGGAGTGACGGGAACCGGTACCGGCTTCTCCTCGGTCACCGGCGCCGCTTTGACCTCCGGCCGGGCAGCCTCGCCTGGCGTGAGCGCCACGAGCGCCGTATGCATCGCAGCGCGCGTTTTCGGCCCGACATCGCCGTCGACTTGAAGCCGCTGGTCAGCCTGAAACTGAAGGACATTATCGGCGCGGTAGCCGAGCAGCACGAGCGAGATCCGGGCCAGCCGGTCAAATCGATCAGACAGGCCGTTCTTGCCGCCGTTGACCTTCTTCGTGATCGTCTCGGCGTCGCCCTCGTCGGCCCAGCGGTTAAGGTCCCGGGTGTCCCAGTAGAACAATGGCACCAGACCTTCCCACGGATCGCTGTTGACCGCATCCGGATCCTTGACGAAGTCCGGGCAGTCGAGACCAGCGGCGCGGCACCAGTTGCGGAACTGGCGATAGTTGTCCTTGCCGGTCAGCTGCATGCCGGTGCGTCCGCGGTAGAGATAGCCGTCGCCATCCTTCTCCGGCGTGTTGCCGAGATCGGTCCGAGTGTCATATCGCTGCTGCGCCGGCGTCGGTCCCCAGATCTCGCGATCGTAGCGGAAGTCGCCGCTTTCGTGCATGAGCTGGGCGAAGTACTGGGCGAGCCGGTGCGGCCGATCCATGCCAAACCGGTCGCCGTACCTGTCCAGCGCCACGAGCACGGACGCGAGGTTGCTCTCGTTCACCTTGCCCTTTGCGGCAGCGCGAACGTGCTGAGCGGTGATGGCGCTCATTCGTTTCTCCTGATTGTCGTTGGGGATGTCAGCGGGGCTAAGCCACACTGGCTAATGGTGACCGATGAAAGTTGGGCCTAAACTGAAACTGGTCGTCTCGCCCCTCGTAGGCGGCCGGGAGGCTCGTCATCGGCCGCAGCCTTGACGGGCCTCGCCATTGATCCACATCAATGGAAATGGGACTCGGACATGGACGATAGCGAAGCGAAAAGCACCGGTGGGACAGAGCCGGCTTCTGACCTCTCAGAAATCGCGGCACAGTGCGCGAATTCGAATCTTCTGGACCTTGCGGCGCAACTTGCCGGCCTCGCCGAGGACCTCAAAGCGCTGGCGGCCAGGCCGATCGAGCCCATACCGATATTGGCCGAGTCCGACGATCAGCCTGAAGCAGGCTTCTCCGGCATCATTTGAAATCAAGCCGTCAAGACAGTAGCGCGGCAACAAGAGCCGCTACGAAAACGACTGCTGCGAGAGCTGCAGTCCATTCTATTATCTTGACGCGCTCATCAGGACGCATCGCACTCCTCCTTCGGTGCGCCCCCTGGAAACGAAACGTTCCCCAACAAGGATGTTGCCCTCATCCCCGAACATGAGTTCGAGGGCGACGGGAAGAGTTTCCCGAGACATATGTCACCTTGCTTGCTGGGTTGGGAGGAAGAGTGTCTGCCCCATAGTAGGGCGCAGAGAAGCTAAATCCGTCGCATCTGGCGCTTGCAATCGGCAGTAAACTTCGTGTTCTAATGCGCGCTATGGGAGTTCAACGGAGGAGACCAAGCAGAAATGTGGCCGAAAATACTGAAGCAGGAACACGTCGAAGGATGCCGGATGTTCGCCGACAGGCGCGAGATGGTTAAATCCCTCGCGCCTTACCGAAACGGCCGGATCGCCGAGATCGGCGTCGAATACGGGCGCTTCACCGAATTCATGATGGAGCACCTGCAGCCATTCGAATTTCACGCCTATGACATCTTCGACCTGCACACATATTCCAGCCACGGCGGCAAGAACCCGCAGGAAGTATTCGAGGGAAAGACCCATCGCGAATGGTATGAGGCGCGCTTTGCCGAGCAGATGCAAACCGGGAAGCTGAAAACCTACGAAGGCGACAGTTCTGCCCGTATGGCAGAGCAACCCGATGCCTTCTTCGATCTCATTTACATCGACGGTGACCACACGCTCCGAGGAGCAATGCGCGACGCGATGGTTGCGATGAAGAAGATCAAGCCGAGCGGCATGATCATCTTCAATGACTACATCATGTGGTCGAAACACGCTGGCGGCGTCACCAGCTACGGCGTCGTACAGGCAGCCAACGAACTGTGCGCTGAGCACGGCTGGCGCTTTCATTCCTTCGCCCTTCAAGGCGCCATGTATTGCGACGTCGCCCTTGTCAGAGCCTAAGCCCTGATCCTTAAGCGATCCCGTATTTGCTCTTGAGGTAATTCGCGATCAGGTTCCTATGGGCGGCATAGGCCGTCTGGCTCAAGTCCACGCGGCAGATGATCGCTTCGGCATAGGCCCCATAGAGGTTGGTCGCGAACTGCGTGCGCGCGGATGCGGGATGCGGGCCCGTCAAGGCACCGCTTACGAAAGTGCCGTCTTCCGGGTGAAGACTGACGTTCCCGCTATTGGCCTGCACATCGTAGGAGACGAAGCCCAGGAACGGGACGCCGAGAACAAACGCGGTGGCGCGCTGGTTGCTGCTTCCCTGATCCAAGCTGAGTGTGGAAGTAGTCGTGGCTGAAACGAGCAATCGGGGCGCATTGCTCCCCGGCAGGCTTTCACTGGCCATCAAACGGCCCGAAGCGGTGACTGCATCCTGCCGCGCGACGATGAACGCCGAATAGGAGACCGGCACGACGTAATCGGCCCACATGCCATTGTTCGCCGCGGTCCCGTAGCGCGTCGTCGAGATCGCCGGGAGACCATTGATACCTGAGACGGCGAAGGCCGCGTCTCCGTCGCTGACGATCTCGACGCCCCGGACGCGATCACGGAAGCCAAGCCTGGCGCTTTCCGGCATGACATCCTGCGCGGAGAACCACAGGTCGAGTTCGGGCAGGTCGAGGATCTGCCTTTCCGTTTCCGTGAGGCTCGGGACCGACCGGCCGTTGACGAACGAGATGTTGCTTTTGAGTGCGATGCTCATGAAAGACGTTCCTTAAAGGGTGAGCGAAAGGGCGACGGAATAGTTCGGGACGAGGATGCCTGTTTGCGGGCAGGCGAAATAATCGCTGTCGTGGATAGGCATGCGTGCGCCGATGGTGCGCCCCTGCTCCCAATCCGCCGTTGCGGCGCCGAACGTGCTGAAACAAAGACGACCATTCGTTCCGGTCGGAGCCTTGTCGAGTTCGACCGTGATTTCATCGTCTGCGCTTACAGAGACGCCGACGACCTGCGCCGACATGGTATCGTCTACATACTTGATGCCGGCAGTTCCGGGATCGCTCACCCATCGGGTATCGATGACGATCGGCTTGACGGGCACATTGTATTTGACAGCGATCCAGCGCCCTTTCCGCGTCAGGAACATCGGGTAGAGCGGTTTCCAGCTCTGCCCGCGTCCGAGCACCGCATAAGCCGTTCTGGCATGCTGCACCATCAACGGATTGTGCATCGCCGGAAGCGGATGCGTCAGATCGGGCGCGAAGTCTGCGATGTACTGGACGCCGCAAAGGTAGATATCCGCGTCGTTTAATCCTGCCAGGACCTTGGCCCGCTCGGGACCGGGGATATTGGACCCGTCCAGCAGACGGCTGCTGATCTGCCTGATGATGACGATCGGCCCGTCGGTCTGCCCGGTGATCGCGCGGATGTCCGTCTGCAGGTCATCGCGCAGCTCGGTCAGGTATCCGCGATAGGTCTCAGGAGAGTCAGCGCGGTTTGCCTCGCCGTGTATCCAGTTCACGACGGCAACGCTGTACGGCACGCCTTCGCCGTCGGCGATGGTCTTTGCCGCTTGCACCTGCGCCAGCATGTTGTTCCATGCGAGCGTCCCCTTCTTCAGGTTCGCATAGGTCATCCCACCGATGCCGGAACAGCTGACAAGAACCCTCTTCTCGCCGCCGTAGTACTCGTTGAGCGCATGAGCATAGGCAACGAGCCCCGTCTCGCCGAGCGTCGTGGTGTCGGTTCTCTCGACCGCCGGCACTAGGCTGGTCAGGTTCGCCGGCGGAACGGCAGCGTTCTGATCCCCGACAATCGGGCGGATGCCACCGTTGAACATCAGGATATTCGGATTGACCGGGAACGTCGTATAGGCATGGTTCGGGGCCGAAGACGAAGAACCGTTTGACAGCGACTGCCCGTGGTTGATGTGGTGTTCGATCGCCGTCGATGCAGCTCGGGGCCGGCCCGTCGCATAGGTCGCGAACTTGCGGGCGCCGACCTGATCCGTATACCGCACGAGGCCAGGTGCCAGTACCTCAGGCCCGTAGGCATCGAGATCACTAGTATTGATCCGCCGTGCCTCGTAGCCGTCAGCAATATAGAGGACGGAGCGCTGCGTACCGCCATCATCGATCGTCCGCGTGAACGCGATATCAGAGGCGATGTCACCGGGGCGCAGCAGGCGACCGGCGGCGTCCACCCCGACCGGCGAGACGCCGTTCTTGCCGGTGACGCGCATCGCGCCGTAGCCGTCGTCATTGTCGCGCCACGGCGAACCGACGAAATTGAGGCGGTCGCGCGGGAAATCGAACCACATGTAACTATCGTCCGACGTTTCCCCGACCGCCACAGGCGCAGCGTCGGGCGAAACTGGAACTCTCACGGCTCGCTCGTTGTCCGCCACCTCGCGAGCTTCGGCTTCGGCCGTAAGGCTATCGCCGAGATCGGTGATCGACGCGTTCAGCGACGACTGATCCGATATCTCCTGGAAGGTGAGCGACGTCGTTCCGACAATGATTGGAGCCGGCGTCGAGCAAGCGAACTGCTTGCCGCCATTGGCCGTTCCGGAACGCACGAAGACTGCAAGCCCGACAAGCTCGGACGCCTCGTTCGCATCAATCGACCTGGAAGCCGCCCCAGACGCTGAAACAACATAGACGCCGTTCTGGCTTGCGGCAGTCTGATCCTTCAGAAGCACCCGGTCGCCGGCCGCCAGCGCCACTCCATCGAGAGTGTCCCCGTTCTCAAGCCCGGTCGCTATATCGATATTTGCCGTGGACGCCACCCGAACCGGTTCTTTCCACTGCAACGCCGTTGAGGCAAGAGAGCGTACTTCATCCATTTGGCGCTGTATTACAGGAGCCAATTCGCCGCGGATGCGACCCTTGTCCGGTTGATCGGGACTGCTAGACGGACCGTCGGCATAGACGGTATCGAAGGCCGCCTGAATTTCTCCAGCCATGTGTACCTCTGTTCTTTAAATGATGGTGACTGTCACGGGGCCAGATGTTGGCCCGGCGATATCGGATCCGTTCAATGGGATCGCGTAATAGTCCCACACACCCTGAGGGGCGCATGTTTCTGTCTCTTCGAACAACACAACGTCATCGATAGATCCCGCGAAGGTGGCGCTTGCTCGGAAGGCTCCCGACGCTCTCGAGGCAGTGGCAGTGATCGTTTCGAGGAAGGTGCCGTTACCGGTGCGGTCCGGGCTATCATCGAAAAGGGTCCCGCTACTCGAAATTCGGGCTCGGATTTCGCCGGCCGTGTAATTCGACACGTCGAACTTAAAGCGGGCCTTCTTCCCACTCGCGATCGCGGCGGCCTGAGAAATGACCGCCGCGGTGCTAGCCGCCTTGTTTGCCTTGCCGCCGCTGATGGTCCATCCAGTCCCCTTCCCCCAGACAGTATCTGTGTCGAATCCAGCATTGCTGAACAGGTTCGTCCGGGTCGCGTCGCCATCAGTGAACGGATAGCTTGACGATGGGCCGACCGCACGTCTTGCAACGAGGGTAGCGGTGTCAGGGTCGAATGCGGCACCAGCGGCAACGCGATAGATGTCGACCGAACGCACATGGGTGTCGTTGCCCGTCTCAAATGAGAAGGACGCACTACCGAGACGCGGCGCTGATCCGGTCAGCGTGAAGGCCGTGAGGGCGTCAGGAGGGATCGGGTCCGACGTCGACGTGACGGTTTCCGTCACCGACCAGTTCGAATACCGCCTGTTAGACGCAATGAACGCGGCCTGGACGTCCAGAACCTTGTCGGTCGGAACGTTCCCGGTCGAAAGGTCGATGTAGCCGCCGGAGGGTTCCGCACTCGGATTGGGTTGTTCCACCCACGCGCCAGGGGTCCCGAGCCCGTCCGCATCGGCTACCCTGTAGCGAACGACCGGCGTCAGGCTCCCGTCCTCCGGATCTATGATCACGACGCGGATATAGACACTTCCGCCACTTGCCTTCGCCTGAATGAGGTTGATGACCGGCGTCGGGATATCCGAGGCGTTAACCGCGGGAGGTACCGGCGGCTGCTGACCCTCTTCCGTTGCCGGATCCCAGTCGTCGATCCCCTCGGGATGCTCGATGAAGTCCATCGTAAAGCCGCCCTTGGTGAGGGCGACGATGGAGCGGCGGTTCTCGACCAGTTTCCCGTCCAGCTTGGGCAGCCGCTTGGGCGTCTCCAGCCGTACCCATCGGGCATAGACCGCGTTGATGCCGGAGAGCCGGACGTCGAGGCTGCCCTTGACCTCCTGCCGCTGGCGAAGCCAATCCCGCTTTCCGAGGCGCCTGGCTTGCCGCCACTGGTGGCACCACTCGTAGCTGCCCTCCATCGTCAGGACACGGCCGGCAGCGATCTGAGCGGCCGTATCCTCGAAGAAGTCGGTGTCGCAGCTCGTGTAATTCGTCGCCGGATAGGTGAATTTCGGGACGAGGCGGTTGCACTCGTCCTCGAAGAGAACACCGTACTGGACGTTGTGGCCGACAATGTCGGCGTCTGTCAGCGTGGCTGTCCTGCTTTCGCGGAACTTGCCGACGGTCAGGATGCGCGCGCCGTCACCACGTGCGACTAGGTGACCGTCGCACGTCGCAAGGATCGCGTTCAGTCCCGACTTCGGGCCGTTTTCGGTCGTATCCCAGCCATTGCACTCATACCGCTTTTCCGTGCCGCCGCCCGCGAGAGGGACTTCCTCGTCGCAGATGTCAGCTTCCTCTTTCCAGAGGTCGATGACCGGCAACAGGGCCTTCTGGTAGTCGAGACCGAATCCGAACTCGTTGAAGCAGAGATGCCAAGCCAAGATGATGGCCGAGTTGCGCGTCCACGTCCAAGTGCTCGGATCGGTCGGGCTCTGCGCCGGGTCGCGAAAGTCCCAGCAGTAGGCGCCATCGATCTCCACCGACGGCGACGGGGCGCCGTATGGGAAAGCCGTCTGCTGATCTTGAGCGTCTGCATTGTGCGCCCGCATGGCGAGCGAGGCCTGTCCGTCTCCGCGATGATCGTTGGTCCAGATGCCGTCCGCGCCCAATGCCGAAACGAGCTCGGCATAGGGCGTTTCCGGGTTTGCGCCGAGGCGGGTATAAAGCCGGACATTCGCGGAGCCCGCGCCGTACCTGCCACCCGTCGTTAAAGGCGTGACGACATTGTCAACGACTGTCACCTCATCGTCGTTCAGGTAGAACCGGTTGAACGACTTGATCCGATGGCCGGCGATGGCCTGCACCGAATAGAGGTTGGAGCCCTTCGCCTCCCACATCATGCGGGCGCCGGCAACGCGGGTGCGGCCGACGGCATAGACGCGGAACGGAATTGCCTGATTAAGCGGAGCTCTACCGTCTTCGGGCTTCGGTGGCTTCGGTGCTTGCGCCAGCAGCGCCTGCAGGCCGATCGAGATGGCCGTCGTTGCAATCGCCGACGCGATCGACGCGTAAGAGATGGACGCGACGCCAATGTTGAACGCACCAGTACCGAGGACGGCAGTGAAGATCGGCGTGAAGATCGGATCGAACAGAACTTCGCTGTAAAGCGACGTCGTGCAGCCCAGCCCATAGCGCTGCAGCATCATGCGGTGATGGAAACTCATTCGTCTCTGTCTCCATCCGGCGCGCGCCAGGCAGCAACGTGATCAAGTTTCTTGGCGATGACGCCGGACGGTGCCAGCAAGGCCCAGAGCGGACCGAAGCGGACGGCGCATACTTCCTTGACGCCGGCCATGCCAGCAGGAGCGAGCACGACGCCGACGTCACCGTCTTGCAGATCGACGGTGCGTACAAAGCCGAGCGGCTCAAGTGCGGCCGCAGCGAAGGCAACCAGGCCGCCGGCCCGGGCCAGAATGTCGTGAGCGCCTTCGGCCGTGCTGTATGTGCCGCGGTAGGCCTCCGCAGGATCGACGCCAACGCTTTCGCGCAGCCACGTTCCGCAGAAGGTCGTGCAGTCGTCACCAGCAACCCCGCCCCACCTGAATTGGTGCGGCAGGGCAAGAAACTCTTGCAAGGTCATGGCAGTCCTTAGAAATTCGGCCAGACCGGCTGAACGCCCCTGGCAAGCCGGCTGACGCCGTCGCAGAACTTGTCGGTTGGCGAGATCGCCTTCTGATGGGGAGATGACCACACCGAGCGCGCACCACGGGAACGGGTCGCCTCGCCCGTCACGACGGCAAGCGAAAGCGTGATGCTCGGGCTATCACCCTCCTCGACCGGGGGGCTCACCTCCCCGGTGTGAGAGGCGGTCCCGGTCCAGATCGGGATGATGCTGCTCATCGGCTGGAAATACCGATCGAGCGTGGTCAACCCCATCTGCACGTCGGCTCCGCGTACCGGAGGCAGGCTGTCGAGCATCTTCGCCGATGTCGTGGGATCGAGCCCGGAAAGAGTGAACTCGACACTGTCCGCCGTACCGTTGACCAGCACCTCGAGCGTCGGCACGCCGATAAGACGTCCGCCGCCGAGGTAGACCGTTCCTGTCGGGTCGATGCTGTCGAAATTGGCCGGGATATCGTTGATCCCGAACCAGAGATGCAAGGCAGGATCCGTATCGACCCTGAGAAAGATGCCGAGCTGATGGCTGCCCCGCATCTCCTCGATGATGTGTGCGGGGACGAACTCCATCAGAACGCCTCCGTGAACCGAAGCGTCGGCCGGGACTCGTAAAAGCCAGAGTAGTCCCAGGGCAACGTGAAGCCGCGCGGGAATTTCATGCAACACATCGGGCGCGCGAGCTCGACGCGGGTGCCGGCCGTTACCGCCTCGCGCAGAGGCGGGGCGATGGCGAGGGTATAGACCGGGTTGACCTCATTGGTCTTTGAGATCACCTCCCAATACCGGTAAGCGCGCCAGCCTTTTGTCGGATGATAGATCGAGAACCAATCCGACCAGCGCAGCGGCCGTGCGGCGCCGTAGACACGCATTTTCAGGATCCCGGCTCCGAGGCCCGCCGCTTCGGTCACTTCGCCGTAAACAGCCGCCTGGCTGTAGCCCGACCCGTCCGAAAAGAACGATCCGTCGGAATGGGGTATGCCCTTGATGATCGGCCGCTTCTTGCCGTCGATGACCGGAAATGGTCCGATCCCGTCATTGATGATGGGGACGTTGAAGAAGCGATAGCCGCCGTTCCCTCGTGCCCCGAGCCAGTTGATCACCTCGTGACGCTCGGTGTCGTCTCCAAGCAAGACGCATTCCTCATACGTCGCAGTAACGATGCCGCCGCCGCTGGTCTCAATGCTGATGGATTCGCCGATGCCGTTGACGCCTCCGTCGAGCGCCGACCCGGGATTGTCGAAACTCGCCCGGGTCGGCCGTAGGTACATAATCGGCACAGTTGGCTGGTTGATGTAGACTGCCATCCATCAGCCCTTCTGCGCTACGAAGCGCTTCTGCGTTTCCCCGAATCCAACGCGGCGCTGCTGCTCGTTGTATTGCGCGAAGTTGTTGGCGCTGACCTGCGAGGCAGCGCCGCGCGCGATGCTTTCAACCTTGGCCTGCCAATGGCCGTCCTGGTCGACATAGACGCGGACGCCGGCGATACCGCCGCTGCCCTGCCCGCCTCCGTTCCGATTGGAGTTGGCTGCCTTTAGCTGATGGTTCGGAATGACCTTTTCGCCACCGCGGAACCGCACGACCTCCGGCCCCTCTTCGCCAACGATCGCCATGCCCGCGCGCGCGGATGCCGTGCCATCGGCATAGAGACCAATTCCGCCCGCTTTCGCTTTTGCGAGCTGCCCACCGCCGAAGATCCCGCCGAGGATGCTACCCAGCAGCCCACCGCCGCCGTTTGCTGGCGCGAACAGACTGTTGAGGGCCTGATCGAGCAGCTTGTCGGCGATCTTATCGAGGGCGTTCACGGCAGCATTGGCAAACGACTTCCACAAGCCCTCGCCGTTCTTCAAGCCCGATTTAACATCGGAGATAAAGCCCTTCGTGATGTCCTTGGCGAACCCCATTGCCTCTTCGGCCTGCTTCATGGCTTCTTTGGCGGTATCGAACCCCTTAGCGGTGTCCTCTCCCGCCTTCTTGCCGGAGCCTCCAGCCTTCCCCGCTGCAGCCTCGACGTTCGTCAGCCGAGCAGCAACCTCCTTCAACTTCGCCGCTGCAGTGGATGCGCCCTGAGAGATGGCAGTGCCCATGTCGCCGAGGTAGTCTCGGCTAAGCGCTGCCCCGACCGCCGTGTTTCGCGCGTCCACAGCGCCTGAAAGGTCACTCGCGAAGCTGTTTTCGATCATACCGACCGACATGTCGCCGATATTCGGGATCGATGCGCCCTCGCCCATCCCGAATGGCAGAGAACCGAGCATCCCGTTGATCTCTGCGATGAACCCGTTCAGCAACGCCGTCGCTTTTGCAATCATCGCGTTCATGCCGCTGATGACTGCGTTTGCCGCTCCGACGATGGCCGCACCCATGATATTGGGAAGCTGCGCCCAAACGAACTTGATGTCCTCGAAGGCGGCAACAAACGAGCCGATGATCAGGTTCACGCCGCTTTTGGCGGTCTCGACGATATCGACGCCAAATATCTGGGCCAACTCCTCCCGGAAGATGTTGGCGGCGACCACGGCGGCAGTGATGCCGGCCACGAAGGCGACAGCCGGGTTTGCCGCGGCAAAGGAGGCCGCGAGGCCGAGAGCGGCGACGGAAAGACGCCCGAGCAGAGCGATGAGGTTGATAACCCCGCCAATCACCGCCGGAGCGTAGATCAGCGCAAGCCCAGCGGCAGCCATAGCAGCATAGGGGGCGATCGTTTGCAGAACGGATGCCAGACCGTTCAATGCCGAAGCCGCCAAAGCCGGCCAATCCACCATCTGCAGTCCAGCCGCCGATAGACCCACAATGGCAATCGTGGCAAGGCTGACGGGAGACAAGACCGAGAGGAAGGCTTGCCCGAGTGCCTGGACTGCGCCTGCGGCCCCCATTGGCCCCAGAACCGCGCTGATCTGCGTACCCTGCTGTAGGGCGATCTGCAGCGGGCTCATCGCCATCGCCGAAGTCACAGCGATATCTTGGAACTGGGCCGCGAGGTTCCCGACGTTCATTGATGCGGCCGTCATGCCTCGCACGTTCTGGTTTGCCGCTGCGGCGTGCATCTTCAGTGCGCCGGCTGCCTTGGTGGCGGCGGCGCTCTCACGGTTGAGTGCGGCTGCGGCACTGTCGGCTCCAGCGGATACGGACGCCGCAGCGGCCCCCGCGTTCTTTGTGGCGCCGGATACGCCAGCAGCAGCCGCCTCCGCGCGCTTGGCAGCGTTCGTGAGATGGTCAAGGGACTTCGCGCCCTTTTCAACGCCAGAGCTGTCTACGGCAATGCCAAGGGTCGCTACGTCGGCCATAGCATCCTCCGTTAGTTGTCGGCTTCCGCCCGCTTGCGCTGTTCTTCGTGCTCATCGGCGACGGCATTGAGAAACGCGGTGTCCATCTTCATCAGGATCAACACCTCTTCACGCAGCAGGATCGTCCCGGTCATTCGCGACCAGGTTTCGACGTCCTGATAGGTGAGAGGCTGGGGGCCGTTCATGCCCTGGTGGCGATGTCCCGACAGGTGCCAGAACCATTCCCACAGGTGTTCGCCGTCTTCCGGCGGCTCGATATCAGGATTGAGATGCCCTTGACCGAACCGATCGTTCATTTCGCGGCGGGATAGCGTTTCCTTTACCCCGCCCATGCCCCGGAGTTCATATCCCGGGGTGTCGTACTTGACGATGAGGGCGACGGTCGCCGCCAGTTCATCGCCTAACTGCCGAAAAAAGCCGCTTCGTCTCCGAGGGCGTTGTCGATCTGCTTGGCGATGGCGGGCACAGAGAGCAGTTTGCGCTTGTTCGCATCGTTGCAGGCCGGCTTCTTGTCGTCGCCGAGCATGGCATCATCGGAGAACGTCCAAGACACGATTGCGGCCGACAAAAGAGCGATCGTGTTGTCTTCGATCTTCTCCGCCGTGACAGTGTTCCGGCCGCCGCGAAGCGCCTTGTTCTTCAGCGCCCGCTCCACGGCCTTTACCGCATCGCTTTCGAGGCTCTGGAGCTCGACCGACACGCCGAGGGGAGCGCCGGTCGCTGGATGCTTCAGGTCAATGGTGATCGTGTTTGGGTTGAGGGAAAGCAGGTCCATTGATCACCTTACGGGGTTTCGACAGGGGCAACGAAGATCGGGCGCTGGTCCGTGAATGCGACCGTGTACGACTCCCTGATGAAATCGTCCGTGCCGCCGCCGAGAAGCTGGGGACCGGAAACCGGGCCGGCGGCGTACATGATCGTATTCGACCAGGACGGCGTCGGGGCGTCGGCGTATTCGACCTTGATCGCGTAGTTGAATTTGGTTGCCGCAGCGGCGCGGATTGCGATTTGGCCGGGATCGTCAAAAATGCGGGCAACTTCGATCGCCAATTCTCCGGCATCCTCGACCCCTTTGGCCTTAGACATGACCTCGGTATCGAGCGTGTTGTAATTGATGATGTTCGGGGCGGCACCATAGTCGCCCAGATTACCGACGCTCGTGATCTCCGTGAAGGTAAGAGCGCCGAATCCGGCCGCGTCGAGTGGCAGCGTAACGGCCGCCGTGCTGATGTAGACTTTCGCCCCCGCGAGGGTCGTCTTCAAGCCTGCCATTGTTCGGATCCTTTCCTAGGCAAAACAGTAGTACGGGATGGTGACCGGGATCTGGACCCGGTTTCCTTCCTGGATTGGGCCTGATGCCCATGGCTCGCTGCTGATCGTGACCTTCACGCCAGAAGCAAACAGCGAACGGTTTTTGAAGAGCGAGATGATGGCCTCGACTGTCTCGAGCGCACCAATGATCCCCACGCCGGCAGCGAACACGACCGACACCTGATAAAGCCCCCGCTTCTGCTGCGGGTCGTCTCCCAAGGTGATTTCCCGCGTCTGGTTCGGCAGGAAAGAGACGGCCAGGTACTTCGAGGGCATGGGTTGCCCGGCCGCCGGGAACACCACGTTCGGCGCCGCGATCGGGAGTGTCGGAGTCATCGTCAGCAGATGATCGGTTAACGCCTTGAAGATAATTGCGTCGATGCCGGTCGCCATGTATCAATTCCTCATGTCCGAAAAGCTGACCGACAACCAGGCGCATGACCTGCTGACCAACGCGAGGATGATGCTCGGAGCAGCAACGGGCGAAACGGTTCGTTCCGAGACAGCTTTACGCGCCGCCGAGAAGTCGTTGATGCTGCTGTCCCTCGGGCTGCTAATGGCCGCCGAGGAAGGCAGCGACGGCAACCGGGCGATCAAAGGCCAAACGCAGCCTTGACCTTCTTCGCGGTGCGGTCGACCGTCATTCCCCAATTCTGGACAGCAAGACGAACGAACGCATCGGGCGGCTGCCCATTGGCGCCGTATTCGCGGTGGCCCGCGTACGCCGCTGTGTAGCCGAAATACAGCGTGTCACCGACTGCAGCCCCGGCAATCACCGCCTCGATCTGCCCATCGTTGTACGTGTAAGCCCCTCCCTCGACCGGCTGGGCAGCCGGGTTGATTGATGGCATGGCGGCGGTGGATGCCATGAGCGAAGCTCGGAGGAACCCGGTGTCTACTCGCATCCGTCCGCCGGCGCCGCGTGGCGTCTGCATCTCGCGCACGATTTCCTTTGTGCTCTCCTTAAGGACTGCCTCGACTGCCTCCGGCACCTTCTCAGCCCAGGCTGCGATCTGCGCACTGAAACGGAGCGTTGCCATCAGGCCGCCCTCGCCCGATACCGCCGCAGGCCTGCGGAGATGTAGTCGACGTCATACTCGCACCAGCAGCGGCAGCCGGATATTTCGCTGATCGGCGCGCGCGGGTCGCCCGGATAGCGAAGCATGGCGCCGCTCGGGCTCTGGAATACCTCGTCGACGCCGACGGCTTGCCCGTTCAGAACCCGGTGCGTGTGCCTCACCCGGTTGTCGCCGGCCGAATGCCATCGCTTCTTGACGTCCTTGGCCTGAACCTTTCCGGCTTCGATCTGCTGACGCATCGCCTCATCGCGCGCGGAGCCGAGCGTCATCATGGTTTCGGTGCGCGCCAGCATCTGGCCGCGGAGAAGCAGGTTCTTGTCGCGCAGCCGACCGATGATCTTGGTCAGTGCCTCGCCGGTGACCGGCTTTCCCGCTCTTACCGCTGCCATGACGGTCCGATCGAAACGCTTGTCGCGCGTCGTGAGCTCGAAATACCTCTTCATCAGCTCCGGGTCGCCGGACGCCAGATGGACGCGCGCCCGCTCAATGAATTCGATCTGGTATCGCGTCAGGCCTATCACGCCGCCTTCTCGGCGGCCGGTGACGCGGTTCTGCCGGCCGACGACGTCGAGCGCCGTCAATCTCGGGTTGGCGCCTCTGGCAAGCCCCTGCTCCAGCGCCTGGCGGATGCCCTGCCGCTGGTCATCAGTGATGTGCGTGACCATCGTCGAGGACAGATCGCGGAGGATCGCCTCGGCAACGGGGTTGCGAACGCCGAAACGCCAGATAACACGCGCGCCATTCGGCTCGATCAGGTTCGGCAGCTCTCCGACGGCATTGATGCCGCCGGCGTTGAAAGCCTCGGTTAATGCCACTTCAAGCGCCGAGAATGCTTCCGGCTCCAGATGTATAGCCTCAATGGCACCGTTGATATCGCCACGTTCAAGGCGCTCGACAACGACGCGGAGGACAATGCCTGACTTGATCTCCTCGATAGCCTGCCGGAATGCGGCAGCGAGCGCCGGCTCGTATTTGGCGAGCAGTTCTTCGAAGGACATCAGGCGCGCGTCACATAATCTCTACGGATCTGCCGAATGGTTTCCACCTTCGCCTGGTTGACGGCGCGCATGATGAAGTCGCCCATCTCCGAAACGTCAACGGTCACCTTCAATGTCGCCGCCTCAGCCTTGACGGGCGCAGGTGTGCCGAGCAATGCAGCCGGGGCCGCGGCGGCGCCGCCTACGGCGAATCCGAAAAACGCGCGTCTGTTCATGATTGCTTCCTTCACCACTTAGGCCAGTCGACCTTCGGGATTTCTGCTGTTGAATGGCGTTTTTTGCGTGCTTCAATATTAGGTTTCGATGATATTCTTTGCGCGACGCATCGCGGGGGCGATCCTATGAGCGCGGATGACCGGGAGGTGGAGGTGAGCGCCTGCTTGACCGTGGTAATAACGGACCTCCCGTATGCCCTTGTGGTCGATCTCTTCGAAGCGGCTCGACGTCACAACGGGACATTTGAAGTCCAACCACCAAGTACTGCTGAGACTGGAGCAGTGGACGTTCATTGCTCTTTCAACTCCGACGACGAAAAGCGTGCGTTCAAGCATGCGGCCATCGATTTAGCTAAGCTGTAGTCCTACCCTGGACGATGAAGGCGACCGGCGTGATGCCGTCGTATTTGTTCGGGTCGCCAGCAACGATGGCGTAGTCTTTGCCGTTGGCGGTGACGACGTCGCCGACGGTAGGCTCGATCGGCAGTCCGACAGCAGAGATGTAGATCTGCATATCTCCGCTGAGGATGACGGTTCCTTCGATGTAGCGGGCCTCGTAGGCCATCGGCACCAGCGTGGCCGGATAGGACGTCACTACAGGATCGCCGCCGTAGACAGCATCCGGAGGCGTGATGCGCTTCACAGTTCCAGCCTGACCATATTTGGCGATCAGGCGCTGCGCCGACGCCTGCAGGCGTCCATAGATCGGGTTTGCCATCAGACCACCAGAGCGCCAGGGATGCACGGAACGAGGAACGGCCAGAGCAACCCCTCGATCGTAGTGACGACAGGCGTGGCGAGTGCGACGAGATCGTCGATGTCCGTTGAAGAAGAGGTTGAATATTCGACTTCAAGCTGTCCGATCTTCTCGCGCTTCACCGTTTGCGATCCGGTCACGACTGGCGAAAGGCTACCCGGGTTCGTCAGCTCGAGGAATGCCGCCTCGTAGGAAGCGTTGACGATGGCGACAGGGATTTCACCCGAAGGGATCGCCTCACCGTAATAGGTCGTGGCGCCGGTGCGCGGCCATGCGCGCTCTTGGGCATACCCGCCGGTGCGCCGGCCGCTGAACTTCGGCTCATACCGATCGATCACCAGAGAACCGCGCTGACGCGCAGCGGTCTTCTGGGCATCGGTCGTGCCATCGGGAAAGACATAGCCGGCTTCGTTTGCGTACGCCGTGAAGCCGTCGTTCGTGCCGTATCCAGCCATGTCGATCTCCGATGCAAGATTAGGCCCGGCAGGTTACCGCCGGGCTGATTGTCAGGGCTGCGTTGCCAGCTCTTCGAGAGCAGCGACGATCTCGTCCTTGGTGGACGGGGTCTTTTCGCCGAGCAGCTTCTTGGCGGCCGACTTGAAGGACATGAACTGCACGTTCTGGTCCTTCGCCATTTCGAGCACTTCGAGTGCCGTCTTCGGGCCGTCGCCGTCCTGGTTGCTTACAGCCTTGGAGACGCCTTCGATCTTGAGGAAGCGAAGGCGCTTGGCCTTTTCGAGATCGACGCCTTCGAGATCGACGTCGCGGGTCTCACCCGGTGGGATGTAGACCGCCCGGCCCTGGGAGCGGACGCCCTGCAGCGCCTTGCTGTTGTTGATGACCTTCATGACCGATCCTCCGATTACGGTGCGGTGATTTCGTCGCCGTAGGCCGCAGCACCGGGCAGACGCCATTCGGTACCGCCGGTACGGGCGATGATGCCGGTTTCGAAGCCCATGATGGACTTCTGGCGCGGCTGGAGGACGCGGCGCGGCATCGGCAGGTGGAAGCGGAGAACTTCCGAATCCCGGCGATACACAACCATGCGGCCGCCGCCGTCCTGGGATGCCGTGGCGAGCTCGCGCAGCGGCTGGATGTCGAGCTGCTGGCCGGTTTCCGCCGTGTAGACGTTGTTGCGGCGGATGTATTCCAGGAGCGTCAGGAGGCCGTCACCTTCGCCGAGACGGCGGGTCGCGATGAGACGGAATGCTTCCGGCGGCAGCCGCAGCGTGTCGACCCACTCCACTTCCGACGTGTTCTCCCGAACGCTGGAGATCAGGTCGTTGATGTCCCGGAGGATTTGGTCGTTGGACTTCGCCGACCAGAAGGTCGAAGAGCCCGTGCCATCCGCGGCAACGTCGACACGCGAGACCTGCGGATCGTTGACGAAGCCGGTCCAGTTCTTCTCGGTGGAGCCGGCCATGGCGATCGAATTGAGCAGGCGCTCGACCTTGTCGGACGCCGACATTGCCTTGGTGCCGTTCAGGTCGATGCCGTAAAGGGCAGCCTGATTGACCTCCTCGAGGTTCCACTCCCAGCCGGAGCCGATCATCGCGAAGTCATGGCTGGCCATGTCCTTCGTGGCCTGGTTGAAGGGCATGTCGGTACCGGCGCCGGAGAGGAACTTCGCCTCGCCTGCGGTATCGACGGTGAAGAACGTCGTGCCGATTGCCCATGCGTTCCCTTCCGTCACGACGGGCACGTGGGCGCCGTAGTTGAAGGTCGGATAACGCCGCTGGTAGATGCGGGTCTCGATGTTGCGCCCCTGCGCGATGACGAAGGGGAACGCGGCCTGCGCATCGGCGAAGGCCTGACGGATGATCTGGTTCATAGTTCAGGGTTCCTTTCGCGAGGCGTTACGCCTGATGGCGCAGGCCAAGGCTGATTTGGACGATGGCGCCGTCGGTGCCCGCTTCTTCGAAGAAGGCATCGGGAATGGCAGGGTTGGCGCCGGCGTTGGCAACGTTCGTGTACCGGCCGTTGGCGGTCAGGTAGTAGACCGGGTCACCGGCAGCGACCGTTGCACCCGCAGTGACGTATATCGTGCCCATCGTCATGAAGGCGCCGGTGAAGTACTGCGGATAGGCGTCGGGATTGCTGGCGCTCGGCGGTACCGCCGGGTTGAGCACTGCGAGCCCGAGGAAGTCGCCGGTGGTGAGAATGGCAACGCCATGATTACCGGCTCCCCGCTGAGCAGGAGCGCCGAACTTGATGCCGGCCGCCGTCTCCACAGTGCGGCTGACCTTGTTGCACTTCTCTTCGGAAGCGATTTGGCCGGCAAGCCCCTTCGCGGGAGCCGCGCCATAGGTGGTCTGGTAGGTAGCCATTGAAGCGCCTCCTTAGTTGGCCGCTGCAGAGGTCTTGCCGGCCTTCATGTCGGCGACCATCTGGGAATAGGCGTCGGTCACGCCCTTATCGGCGTCGCTGACCTGCGAAAGACCCTGCTGCACGACGGTGCGGAAAGGATCGGCGCCGTTCTTGCCGGCGTCCTCGACGAGCATGTCGAAGCGGGCGTCGATATAGGCTTCCGACTTGTCGGCGATCGCCGCATCGCCGAGCTTGGCGACGACGACAGCCTTGCGGATGGCCGAATCCGAAAGGCCTTCGGTCTTCACGTCCTTGGCGATTGCGTGCGCCTTGGTGATGAGATCGGCACGAGCCTGGACGCGCTTGTCGAGATCGGCGTCGGAAAGGATCTTGCCTTTCAGAGCATCAATCTCGGCATCCTTCTTCGCCAGCTCGGCATCCTTGGCGGCCAGAGCCGTCTGATGTGCCTTCTCGGCGTCGGCGAACTTGGTGTTGGCGTCGGCAAGGCGCTGCTGGAGCGTGCCGATCACCGTGGCACCCTGGTCGGTTACTTCAACCGGGATGCCATCGACGGTAACCGTCTTCAGGGTCATGATCTTGTCCTCTTTCGGTTTCTGATCACTGGTGAACGGGGCAGCGCCCCACGACCTCACACCGTCACCGATGCGAGCTGCTGATCCGGCGCGGCCGCGCTGCACGATGGCGACGTGGTTGATCCGGATATCTTTCTGGATGGCGTCGTACTTCTCGCCCGCTGGCGTGGTGCCCGGCTCCCAGGCGAGGTCGCAGGTGTAGCCGGCGGAGAGCTCGCGCTTGCCGCCCTCGATCTCGCTGATGGTGGCACCGTCCATGACGACGAGGGGGACGCGGACGAATTCACCGTCGCGGGCAACCTCGTCGCCGATCTGGCCGACGGAAAGCGCTTTCCAATTATCGGCGGTGACGGCCTCGTCCGGATGGTCGTTTGTCACCGGCTTGTGCGCGTAGCTGCCGAGGCTGGCCTTGTCGAAGACCTGGTCCTCGGGGCGGTAGACCTTAACGGTTGCCATTTCCGGCTTGCCGACCTCATGGCCGGCATAGACTTGGATGCCGGTGCGCGCGGTGCGAACATCCGCAACAAGGTAGCCGTCAGCGGTCCGCCGCGTGCCCGCGATCGGTGCAGTATCAACGAATTGCATATGTTCCTCCGATATGCTCGCTTGGGCGGACAATCATCAGGGGGAGAATCATGATTGGCTGGGCGACTGACAAAACATCCGACAACCGCGGGTGTTACTTCATGCTTCGAAATTTTAGTCTCGTGGCTTTCTTGTCTGTTTTCACCACTACAGCGGCAGCGCAGAGCACGAGCGGCTTGTGCGACCGACCGGCGATGGAGTTCTACTCTCCGGCAGAAATAACCAAACTCCTGAACGAACCACAGGGTGCGTTCATTCGATGCTATGACGGCTACACTCCACTGCACGTGGCGGTCAGTGCAGGGAATCTAAAAGCCATCGAACTAATTGCCGCGAATGGTGCCGACTTGGACGCCACCAACGAGTTTAGGTCCACGCCACTACATGTGGCCGTTATGGCAAGTCGGGAGGACGTGGTGGAGTTATTAGTCCGACTCGGAGCTAACATCCATGCAGCGGGATCCGATGGGCAAACTCCGCTGGAGATGGCTCGGGATTGGGGCGAGAACGATGTAGCGGAAGCTTTGATAGCTGCTGGCGCACGCCAATAAGCTTAGAGAGACGCGGCTCGGTATCTCCTGTTAGGGCTTCTGCTCTTGCGGCGGCTGAATACTGGCTGCGGCGAGTTCCTCCTGGTCGGGCTCCTGCTCGCTGAGCTTGCCGTACTCCTCAATTGCCGCATCGAGGCCGGGCAATGATCCGTCTTCGATGAACGTATTGACCAGCGCGTCGGAGACCGCATCGCGCGGGATGATCTCTTGCCCCGTACCGCTTCCGACCAACTGCCGGGCAGCATCGGCCTTCGTCTTGAAGACGTCAGCCTTCTCCTTCTCCGACATGCCCCAGAGCGGCGCCCACTCGTAATAGATGTCCGGGTCGCGTGAGCCGAGTGCGCTCCGGATAATGCATTCGTCGAGGCGGGCCATCGCCGGCGTCATCTCGACGGTCTGCATTGCCTGCAGGCGGTCGTAATAGTTGCGCAGGTCGCTTTCGCCGGTCGCGTTCATGCCGGCCGGGGACTGGCCGAGCAGCCGGGTAGCCGGAATGTCAGCGGCGCCGGAAACGATCTGCAGGAACGACATCAGGACTTCGGGCAGCGTGGCGAAGCTCGCTGTCTTCTGCTCGTATTCCTCCTCTTTATCGAGGAGGAGATCGCCGTTGATGCCCTTTGCCGTCGCCGCGAGTGAGTACCGCTCGAGAATCTTCGCCCGATATTCTGCATTGCCGAGGTTCTGCATGAAATCCGGAATGCGGATCACGTTGACCTTGGCCTCGAAGACGAGGCTCGCGATGTTCGCCGCGGTACCGTCGGCCTGCTTGATCGCATCGACGACGGATAGGAGAACGCTGTCGCCCCAGCCGGCATAGGTCGTCGTCACGATGTCCTCTTCCGGCTGCTGGCTGCCATTGAAGATGACCAGGCGAGACGGATGAATTTCGACCTGAGCGCCGTCGGCCGAGTTCAACTGATAGACCTTCGGCTTGCCATACCATTCCGACGCTGGATCTCGATCGATCTCCCCGGCCGTGAGGTGGCGACGCGTCATGACCGTGAGGTATTTCAGGCCGCCCTTTCCGATGCGCTCGACCTCAAGCGGCTGCGTCAGGTCCTGGTCGCCGGTGCCGATGACGAGCGCAGCGCCGCCCCAGAGCCGCGCTTTGATGCGGGTCTCCAGCAGCTTGCCCATGAGATTCAGCCGCTTCTCTTCGGTCTCGATCGCCTCGATCTGCGGCTTCTTCGCCTGCCAATCGCGCCAGGCGCGGATGCTGTCGAATGCCGGAATGTCGACGATCTTCCGCGGCAACCATGCGCCACGGTAGGCGTTGAGCAGCTCCTCGTCCGACAACATCGGCATGGAGTAGAACGTCGCTGCTGCCTTGTCCCTGCTGGTGCCGAGGTTGGAAACCAGGTTCGTCAGGCTGTCGCGGACGAATGCGAAGATGTTGCCCATGAAGCCCTCAGATGTTGGAAAGCGTGAAGCTACCGGTGCGCGGCGCAAACGCCATCACGAAGGCGTCGGCAAGGTTCGGCGACGGGATGTCGCGCTTGTCGAGATCCTTCTTGCTTTCAACCTTCGACCGGCCTGAATTGTCGTAGTCCTTGCGGGGCGTCGAGAGTTCGTCGATCAGCCGATCGAGGTGATCGCACTCGCTCGAAATGGCGATGAGATCGTCTGCGTCGAAGGCTTCGCCCCTTTCCACCGCATTGAAGGTGTTGCGGAACCGCTTCGAGACGCTCCACCACGTCTGCGCCTTGAGATTGGCGTAGAAATCCTTGTTCGTCGGAGACCGTGGATCGTTCGGGTCAATCCGGCGATCGGGATTGAGGACCGCCCCGCCGGCATTGAACTTGAAATAATCAATCCGGGTGCTGAACTCCGCGTTCAGCGCCTGGAAGTGGGCACCGGCGAATGCCCCTACCCCGATGCTGTCGTAATCGATCGAGGCGCCGAGTTCTCTGGCAAGAGCATGAACGCGGCCCGCCGATTTGAGCAGCTCGTCCTCGCGCGCCTTCCACTCGTCGACGTGCGTGGCGAGGAAGCCATACGCAGCAACCGCTGCGTTCTTATCCTCGCCGCTGTCTGCCACGTCGAAGCCGACGCGCTTGCCGCCGGCCGGCTGGATGCCGAGCTTCTTGTGGGCATCGATCGCGGCCCTGATCCACGACCGCTTGATGATGACGGCGTCATCGTCCTCGAGCGGCTCGCCCAGGTAGATGTGGCGATACTCTTCGTCGTCCTCTTTGCGCTTCGCCTCGATGACCTTGAGGATGGTCGAGGAGAGGAACGGGTTTTCGTTATAGTTAATTTGCCGCTTGATCGTGTCCGGCGGCGTGTTCGTGACGAACCGGCGATAGACGAAATCCGTCGTCAGCCGCGGGTTAAAGATGATCCAGAACTGAGACCCTTCCTTGCGCAGCGTCGGCTCAAGGATGTCCCATTGCTCCTGGGTGAGGTTATGCGCTTCCTCGATCCAGCAGATGTCGATGCCTTCGAGGGACTTGATTTCATCGATATGGCGCCACAGGCCATAGAACATGAACTCCGAGCCGGTCCGCTTATGCCGGATCGAGTTCTCAGTGATGATGAACTCGCTATCGAGGCCGAACCGCCCGATCTGGATCTTCAGCAGGGTGTAGACCGATTCCGCGATCTTGTTCTGAAACTGGCGCGCGCACAGGACACGGATCCTGCATTGCGTCGCTAAGAAGATGGCGAAGCCGGCCGCGTCCCATGACTTCGAGCTCGACCGGCCACCATAAAGAACCCGGTTGCGGGCAGGTGTGAGCCAGAAGCTACGAAGTGCCGGGTTGAGAGTGGCCTTATCCTTCCGAGCCGCCGTAGAAGTCTGCGAGCGATCGGCCGCCGCTTGGTTCATCTGGTTCGGCATCGAGGTTATGCGCCTGCCTTTCGAGCGGGATCAAACGAGCGGTGATGCGCGAGAGCTTTTCCAGCAGGTCGCCCGGGCTTTCCTTCTCGCCGAGGCATGGGCCATCAGGGGAAACGCCCTGCATGTATGTGGAAAGGCGTTCGGCGAGCACGCGCTTCAACCCGTGAAGCTGCTGCAGGTCCTTCCGATGGGAGGTGACGATGTTGAGGCCACGAAGAGCAGCCCCTTCGATGATCTCTGCATCCGACGCGCGTTGGGGGTGCGAACCGTCCTGCGAACCATCGGTGCGAACCAGCTTCTCGCGGACTGCCTGCCGTACCTTTTCGGCAAGTGCCCTCTCCCACACTTCGGCCTTTGCTTTCTTCCGGATAGCGGTATCGGTGACACCATGCGCCGCCGCAATGGCGCGGATCGACAGTTGGCCAGCGCGATACTCGCGCTCGATCGCCTCCCAATCGGCGCGGGGCTTATCTTCTTTGCCGGTCATGCTCATGCCTGCGAATTGCGGGTCAGTCCCGGTCCGGCTTGCGCTCGAAGACCAGCACCCACCTGTAGGTGGTCTTGTAGACGGCCTGGAATAGGCGGTAGCCCTTGGCGCGCCACTCGTTGGCTACCCGATCGAGGTCGTCCTCGGCGCCTTCCACTTCCACAAAGCGGTAGTGCATTGGCGTTCTCCTCAAAGCGAAAGCCCCGCTACCTGTTACGGCGGGGCGAGTGGGTTCGGTCCAAGATCAATTTTGACGATTATTATTTATTCCTAATTAACTGATCTTCTTAGCCAATCTCTAAATGGTCGCGGCGTATAACCAGTGACATCTGAGGGGGAAAACTCAGACAAGCCATTTTAAAGCCGGAGAAACTCCATGAAGAAGCTTCTTTCTAAGCTGCGTCGCGATGAGTCGGGCGCAACCGCTATTGAGTACGGTCTTATTGCAGCCCTCATCTCTGTTGCGCTCATCGGCGGAGCCCAAGTGCTTGGTGGTTCGATCGATACAACGTTCACCAATCTCTCGACCACGCTGGACGCTAACAATCAAACACCGTAACGTTCCCTTTACCCGAAGGTTGTATCCGATACGGCGAACATGCTCCTCACGAGCTTGTTCAGCACCAACTAGAAACCGGTCACTGCAAACGCGGCGACCGGTCTTTTCTTTTGTGGACGTTGCCTGTGACCGTCTGGCGATCCGATATCGCCAGCTTGAGGCGGCCATCCGTTTTCACGGCGGCACGAAAGTGGTTGCGGCGACAGGATTCGAACCTGCGACCTCCAGCTTATGAGGCTGGCGAGCTACCGGGCTGCTCTACGTCGGCCTTGAGAGCGAAGACCAACACCCAGTGATAGGCATTGCGCGGTACCGCCTGGACGAGAGCATATCCCTGTTCTCCCATCTCGTTGATGAAGGCCTGCATGCTCTTGAGACGGCCTGGGCCGGTATCGAAGGGCTCGACGAGGTATTCTGGCATCCTCATCTCCTGAAAGCAAAAAGACTTGTGATCAGCCGGGCTGCGGTTTTCTCCCACTAAGCAAACTAGCAACACTATTGGCTCAATGAAAAAAACGCGCCTTTCTCCTGGAGGGCGAAATACGAGTACAGCGCGTGCCGGCCAGCGCGGCCGGTGGGGAAGAGTACTGGCGCGATGCTGTGTACACTGCCCCGGCTCTGAAAAAACCTGCTCGAAGAAATCGGAGTAACGAAGATGAAAGCTGCTCTCGCGTGTATCATGAAGTCCGAAATCATCGTCAACTTCAGGCAACGGTGCGTCACCTTCAGGGGAATCCCAGCCTTAGGCGCGCTCGGCATTACCCTGTACATCCTCTCGCAGGAACACTTGATCGTGGCTTTGCGGGCAATCGTCGCCAGGTTCGCCTGAGGATGTTTCACATATTTGCTGACGGGGCTGCTTTGCGCCAAGGGGCAATGCTGCCCGCTCTACTCTTTTCTGCTGCATGAAAGCAATCTATAATTGTCTAATATTGATCGCTGAGGGGGAGATCATGCAAAGGACCGTGTATCACAAAATATTCATGAGCATCGCGAGCTTGGGCGCCATTGCGCTACTTTTCGGGATACTCCTTGGGAGCAAGCCGCTTCCAACAGCGTTCGATTCTCCCTTAACAATAAGGGAGGCTTGCCTCGCTGTTTGGGCCATCGCGGTACCAGCCTGGTTCGTTTTTGAGGAGTGGTGGGCGCCATCAGACCCGGCCGCACAGGCCCAGTTTCGGAAGAGCCAGCAATACGCTCACTACGGCTGGCTTGTGGCGGGGTGTATAGTAGCTGCGGTCATCCATCAGCAGGCGCCAGAGCCAACTCCCCCTCAGCCGCAAACAGTCGAACCAAATCCCACGCAGTAGAAGGAATGGCGACCACCCTACCGCATAGACGGCGGTTATCGGGTGGTCGCGCTTGCCCAGTCGGGGTCTATCTGCATTTTCCAGCAGCACTACCGGGCAATTCAAATTTCAGGATTTTGGGCGCATTTCTTCTATGCGCCGAGTGTGACCTTTCGGCAGCGGTCCGGCGAGTATTCCCTCTGTGAGGTCCGCAACTGAACAACCGCAAATCACTGCAGGAAATCTATACAGCTTCGCGGAGATTTTCAACATCCACATCACCGGTGAGCGCGTTCAATTCACTGATAATTTTCTGTACCCGCTCTTTGATCTGCGGGCTTAGAGAAACTATAGCCCTCTCGGCCTGATCGAGCATGGAGACGCGGGCCTTCCTCCCCTTCGGCAGGATCTTGCGGAGCTGGCCGCGCAGGTGCTGGATTTGCTCGTGCCGCTCGTTCTCCTTCCGGCAGTGCTGCTCGTAGAGGAAGGCCTGCCGGCGCTCGTGCTCTGCGAAGTACAGGGCCTCAATGGTCGAATCCGGGAATTCCAGCGGCCCATAGTTGGCGCCCCGGAGAAAGCACACGACGCCGTCGACCCGCCGGAGCTCCTCAAAGTTCAGCCTGGGCAGGTTGACGAAGGCATAGCCGACCAGGAACGGGAAACGCTTCTGGAGGATCTGTTTCGTCCGGTGATGCCTCAACTCGGTGTAGAACGAAGGCATGAAGATGTCGAAGCCGTCCTTGCGGCAGTTCCGCTCGATGATCGACTCCATGCGCCGGTTCTCCGGTAGGCGCTCGTCGACGGCCGCCATGCGCTGATAGCCCGGGGCCGTCCTGATTGCGTACCAAGGTGATTTCATCATGCTTTTCCCTCGTTCTTTTTCGGCAATGACCGAGAATGGTGGTTTCGGCAGTAGCGGCCCGTCGTTTCCGCCGCACAGAACAGGTACGGGCCGCCGGTGTTGAGGGGCCAGCAGCATTCGCCGGCCGACAGGTGGTGGAGGAGCTTTGCGGATTGAAGCCGATCAGCGTCATAGGCGGTCGCCGGTATCTCCGGTTCCCGCTTCAGTTCCGGCGCCGACCTGCGAGGCCTCGCCGTCTTTGCTGGGCCCGGTGCGCGGGTCTTCTTTCCAGCGTCACCGCGCCACGGGAAGAGACCGCGGTTGCGAAAGGCCAGTCCGACAATGACGTTCCGGCTGACGCCAAAGCGCTTGGCGATCTGGGAGGCAGATAGATCATCCCTCCAGAGTTTCGCTGCAGCTTCGATGTCGACGGTACGGTGCTGGATGGTCATGCCGCGCGCTCCTCTTCGACAGGCTCGGCCGCTTCGATGTCGGCCTTCACCTTGCCGCGATAGGCCATCTGCTCGGCGGAGACCTGGCTGGCATCGGGGAGAGCCAGCATGCGGGCGAGCTCGTCAGCGCGCTCCGGCGATACCGGCGGCGGCTGGACGTTCAGCTTTGTCTGGATTCTACTGCGGTTGACGCGGACAGCGATCGGAGACCAAACCTCGTCGATTGCCCAAAGGTGGACTGTGCCCGCCGGCAGTTCCCGAGACTTGGCGAGCTGGGCGAATTCCAGATGGTCGACACCTTCGGCAACCCTGACGAAGCCCTTTTCTGCCAACTCGATGGCTCGCTCACGCTGGGTAACGCGCAAGTCCAGCAGGCCATGAGAGCTGGGCAGCGTTCGGCTGACGGAGTCCTCGATCGCCCTCAGAGTCTCCTGCTTGCGAATCCGGTCCTCGCGGATGGGACGGCATTCGGCATTGGCCATGGCCGCAAGCTCCGCCGGAAGGGGAATGAAAGCCTTGTTGATGTTCTCGTATTCGCCGCGCTTCAGCTTCACGTAGGCCCGGCGCAGCCCGTGGACCGGCACGTTGCGAAGGGAGAGGCGGTATTCTTCGACCGGGTTCGCAGCAGTGATCGTTTCGGAGATCCGCATCCCGCCGCTCATGAGGCCTTCGATGCACTGGCCGATTTCGTCGGCGCCGGCCGGGGCAAGCTGCTCAGTGAGAGCGGAAATCTCCTGCTGCAAGGTCGACAGTTTGGCCGGCAAATTGGTCATCTGGTTCACCGTAGAGTTCTCGTTTCAGCCTTGCGTGGATGTCGTGATGGCGTTGAAGGGATGGGCTTTGCGGGCGAGGAGGCGATTGGGCTTGCGGATGCTGGCGCTGCTGCGGGACTGGCTCGTCGAGCCAGCATTGCCCGTTCAACCAGGTCGCCGGATGCTTCGTGAATGATGGGTCTTGGCCGGAGCGATCTGACGCATATCGCTTTGCGCCGGATGTGATCTCCTCGGCGCTCGCCCGCTTCCTAGCAGCACGGTAAGCCTTGATGGCCTGTCCCTTGCCGACCTTGCGAGGATAGACCGGCCAGAAATCGCGATCGAACTCGTCGCCGATCGATATGGATTCCGAACGTAGTGAGGAATTATCTCTGGTATCTGGAGAATGCTGTGGCAAATCGCTAGCATTTGCTAGGCGTGCTTCTTTATCTTTCAATGCCTTAGAGCTTCCACCCTTTGCCCCGGCGTCGGCTCTCAATTGAGATTTTCTCTCACTTTTTTGCAGCTCTTTCGTCAGGCGATTGTGGTAAATTTCGCCCTCTGTGACGTCGAAGAATCCGAGAAGGTCGTCTTCAATCGCCTTCCATTTCTTCACGCTCATGCGGACGACGCGCGCAAGCTTCGCATCGTCGTTCGGCAGACGGCCGCCGGCATTCCACATCGCCATGAGCAGCAGCATGTAAGCCCCGATCTGCTCGGTGCTCAGATGCAGTGTGTCGCCGATGAAATCGGAGACGTAGAGCTGCATAAAGGGGCGTTCGCTCATAGGAAAAGCCCCTGTTGCTCATCGTATCGCTCGGCCGTTTTGACCGACCGCCTGTAGCGGTCGAAAGACGTCTTGCGCCAAATCTGAGGTGAATTGGCCCAGCGTGCGACGTCGCGGAGCAACTGCTTGTTCCAATCGAACCGCGGGAAAGGCGTACGCTCAAGAGCGTTGAGCTTCATGTAAGGCTGGACGTGCGGCTCTCCGCCCCAGGCTATGACTTCTTTGATCCGCTCCATGCATGCCGCGACCGGCTCATTGCCGATGAGCACGTAGACGCGCTTCCGACGAGGCGAGACATCGCGAAGCATACGCATGACGCGTTCGACATAGGAGCGTTCCTGCTGGTCGTCGTAGGCGAAGCGCCAAGGGCCCTTGTTGATGCGCGACCACCTGACGAAGCAGTCCTCGTCAAAGGTGCGGGGCTCGAAACCGCTGTTGGCGTCGAGGAGCGGGACTCCTTCTCCGAGATACCGCTCGATAATGAAATTCTGGTAATCCGCCGGAAGCCCGGAGAGGTTGTTGTCGCAAAGGATAGGCCGAACCGGGAACTCAGGCAGCAGCGTGAATTCCTTGCCCTCCATCTTCGGCACGATGCAAAACCAGCACCCGACAGGGCAACCGCGGCTAGCGATAGTTGCCGCCGGATTATGCCTGGAAACGGCATCTGGCACCTCGCCGCCGATCTCTGCCACGTCGGCCAGGAAGTGCTTGCGGGTGAAGATACCGGGGCCACCGGCCCGAACCTTGTAGCCAAGAGCTCGATAGTAGACGGCGCGCTGATATGCGTCGTTGAGCTTCCATGTGAAGGCAACAGACAGATAGGCGGTTTCGCCGTCGGTCCATTCAGCGAGGCCACCAATCCATTTGCTCTGAGAAATCGCGCTCACGCCGCCATCCCTTCTTCGCATACCTGGATGATGACGACGCACTCGGCAGGAAGATCGCTGTCCCAGCACATGGTCAAGCGTTCGCAGAGATTGTCGTTCTTGATGACGCCGTAGTGCTGGAGCGCGTCGAGGATCGCTTTCGAGCGATTATCGATGTCCTGGCGCATGTTCTGGCGGCGCAGCGCGACGTGCAGCGCGAAAGGCTGGTCGATCGCCTGCTTCGGCGCCTTGATGAAGTAGCCGGCGTCGCTCCGCCATTTCTTGTATGTCGGCGACAGGCGGCGGGTCTTGCCCCAGCCGTTGTAGAGGTCCCAGCCTGACGGCGGGTATGGGAGATGGAGCTTGATCATGCCGCTGCGTCCTTCGGCTTGTGAGCGCCCTCGATGCGCCGGACGGCGATGTCGGCATATTCGGGGTTGAGTTCGACGAGGACGCTGCGCAGGCCGAGCTGCTCGGCGACGAGGGCGACCGTGCCGGAACCTCCAAACGGGTCGAAGACCAGACCTGAGGTCCGTTCGAAGGTCTCGCAGATGGGGCCGCAGCCGCTCGCCGCCCCGCAGCAACCGCAAACGGTCTTGGGAGATCCAGCAGACAGGCACCGCCGCGCCAATTCGCGCGGGAACGTGGCAAAGTGCGCTTCCCGGCAACCCTCAATGTTGAAGGTCCAGACGTTGCGGCCATTCCGCATATCGGGGGTATAGGTTTCGACCCAAGTGCCAGCGCGGTTCTGGCCTGGCGTACTACCCTTAGCGGGCTTGTACTGACCATCCTTCCGGCGAGCGTGCGCATTGCCTGTCGTCGGCTCTTTCAGCGCCTCCGGGTCAAAGAAGTACTTCTCGCTCTTAGTGAGGAGCCAGACCTTCTCATGCACGGCGGCGGGTCGGTCGTCGACGGATTCAGGCTTCGGGTTCGTCTTGTTCCAGATGATCTCGGAACGGACCCACCAGCCGTCGTCCTGCAGGGCGATCGCAAGACGGTTCGGGATCATGCAGAGATCCTTGGGCTTCAGGTATCCACCTGGTCGAACAGTGAACCCGCTATCGGCGCGGTAGCCTTCCTTCGCTCCTGCGCGCTGCGGTCCTCGCGTGTCTGGCTGCAAGATCGGACCGACAGTTGAGAACGGCTTATCGCGGAACGTCCGATTATCGCTGCCATCTGCCTTGTAAGCCGCAGCGGACTTGCCATTTGGCTGGGCCGCATAGCAATCGCCGTAATTCATCCAGACAGTGCCATGGGCTTTCAAAACGCGCCTGATCTCGCGGAAGACTCGGACCATGACGTCCAGGTGCTCGCCGAGTGTGCGCTCGAGGCCGATCTGCCCTTCGACGCCGTAGTCGCGCAGGCCCCAGTACGGCGGGCTAGTGACGACACAATCGACCGAGCCGGAAGGCATGCGGCGCATGGCTTCCATGCAGTCGCCAACGTGGATGGTGCAGCGGCCGTCGAGGATGGAGCGGGTTTCGATCATACCGCCGCCCTCGCCTTGCAAAGAGCAATGACGGCGTCGAGCATGGCGATGTCACGAAGCTTGTTTTCGGATTCGGTTTCAGGACGCGGACGCTTTGAACGTGGGCCGTGGTCGTCGAGCCAGACGCGTTTCTGCAGGATCTGGCCATCTGCCCAATCGATGATGGCGGCGGGCGTTATGGTTGCTCCGCCGCCGATCACTTCACTCGTCCTTTCGTCGTCGTCTCGTCTTCCTTGCCAGCCACAAGAGCAGCCAGCCGAAGAATGTTCGGATCAACCGCAACCTTCCGTTCCTTCTCATACGCCTCGTCCAGTTTCTCGCATGCTTTGCTGTAAGCGTTAGCAAGAGCAAAGAAGTTCGACATCAGCATATCTTTAACTTCGCGGTGGCGAAGTCGCATGAGAATGGAAGATGGAACCTTCAATTTGCGTTGCAGACGCGCGGCAGCCGCTTCGATCGTATCGCCAGGACCGCGGTGCTCTTGGGCAAGCAGAAACTGCGCCATGCCCTTCGCTGAACTGATGTATGCGGTACTCATCGTCTTGCTTTCCTTGTCAGAAATTTTGTCACGCATGACGGTTTCCTTGTGCGAATTCTGGTCCCGTTGAAGGAGACGTTGATGCGCACAGGCATTACTTCTGATGGAGTGGACGGCGCCGTTGGCGCGGCTGCCGGTCCCTCCCAGTTAGGCGCCCCCCGTCGGGTCGAAAACGATACCCTCGGGTTGCCGCATGTAGTCGCCGTGGAGCAATCGAGCGGCGCCCAAATAGGCCGCGCGTGCTTCCTCGATGGTTTTGTAGGAACCCAACCCAACATTCTCGGCGCCGACGCCGATGCGTGCGACGAACCCGGTGCAACCGGATTTGCTGCGGGTGACGCCTCTGACGCCGGTAGCGGACTCGCTATCGTGCGTTCTGTTCCGGCTGTTTTGAATTGGGGTTGCGGGCCGAAGGTTGAGGATCCGATTATCGACCCTCACGCCATTGATGTGGTCCAGGATCGGCGGGACGTCGAGGAGATCAATGTCGTGCCAGATCGCCCAGATTATCCGGTGAACCCCAACCCTGATTCTGGAAATGTTGACCCTGAGATAGCCATCAGTCTTGTTGACGACCCCGGCCAGCATCCCGGCGTGCGTACTATTGAACCTGTCAGCCCTGTGCGGAGATCCAGAGAAATGACTAGCAGGCCGGTCTTTCCAATAAAGGTTCCCACTGTCGGCCTCATACCGGAAGCATTCCCGGAGGAACTTGCAGGTCATGTCTTCGATGGTGAATTCAGAAGTTCTCATGGCAATTCCAACGTTTCTGTAGTTCCGTTTCGCAGAGCCCGGGCGCCGCATCCCGCCTCTGCCGCCGGTGACGCGCCCTCGTCGTCACCGGCAATTTCATTGGGAGACGCTGTTCAAGCCGTGGTCATGAGACTGGCAAACAAGCGGATCCGATTGAGAGTTGCTGGTCCCGGCCGGGAGGAGGATGACCGGGACCAGCGTTGAGCGCCTCGGGAGGAGGTGAAAGCGCTCAATCCTTTGCGCGGTAGCCGTTCCTCCGGAACTCACGTTCAACGAAGCCAGGAACGATCAATGTCAGGGCTGCCATCCAGAGAACGGCGCCAGCGGATGCAATGAGGATGGACCAGGTCATGCAGCCCTCTTCTGATCTGAAGTTGGATTGGACGAAACGGAGCGGCTCACCTGGGCGCGATGGAAATCCACCCTGCCCTCAATGGTTCTTTGAGCTGCCGCGTCTTCTGATTTGGATGGCTGGAGGTATTCGCTCATGCGATTTCCTCCGCCTGCTCCCGCTTGCGCATTGCAACGGTGCAGGCATGACAATGCTTGTCGCTATAGCCGCCGCAGGCCTCCCCCGGATTGAGGCAGTGAGGACGCAGGACGTATTTCGGCTTGGCGATGGAATTGGTTGCCGTCTCTCCGGCTGTCACGCTCTCCGCGGCGTTGGCGACGTTGGTTGCGGCGTTCCGTGCGCGCTCCGCGCTGCTCTCTACATCTTCGCCTCCTGCGTTGGCGCCGGCGCCAGTTGCCGCCGCCTCGCGGTCGGTCTCGCGCTCGTCGCTGGGGGCCTCGTCTTCGCCTTGAGAGGGCGAGGCGGTTTCGGTGTGATCGTCGAGGATTTCGCCGGTCTTGACGTCGAAGCGCTCTTCGCGCTCAATCATGATGTCTACTGCGGTGAGCAGTGCCGCCCTGCCCGCTTGCGTCTGCATGGCGGTCGCGACCGTGGCGACGAGCTTGGGGCTGGTCTCCATCTCGGGCTCTTCAAAAATGTCGAGCTGGATCATGCCGAGAGCGTGCAGATAGGTGTCGAGGATTGCCTCTTGCTCGGCGCGCTCGTCGGCGTCCTGCTTGCGGATCGAAATGACCTTGCGCAGGATCTTGCTATCGAAGCCCATCGATTTGGCTTCGCCGTAGACATCCTTGATGTCGTCGGCGAGCGTCTTCTTCTCTTCTTCCAGCCGCTCGATGCGCTCGATGAAGGCGCGGAGCTGGTCACGGGCAACGATGTGGGTGTCAGACATTTAGGCAACCTTTCTATTAGTCAGCCAAGACCAGTTTCGGCCGGCGTAAATATCTTCAATAGCCGTAGTGCATACGCCGAAGGCTTCCGCGATCTGACGATTGTAGAACTTGCCTTCGAGGCGAAGAATTTCCCGAACTTGTGCTTCCGTTAACTTCGCCAACGGATGACGCTCACCTCTGTTGGATGTGCCATGATCAACTCGATCCAAAAGGTTTTCGGACACCGTTGCCCAACGGATGTGCTTCGGGTTCACACAGCCAAGATGGCCGTTCCCGCACGAGTGCGCCGCTTGGTGTTTCGGCGTGGGAGGAGAGCCGTGTGCCAACAAGCAAACATATCGGCTGGTAATCTCAGCCCTGTTCCCAATCCGAATGTTGCCGTACCCCTGGTTATTCCGAGAGTAGGGCCAGTGGAGGCAGTCATCGCCCTCATAAGGAAGCGCGATCTCAACGATGAAGGCCATAGGGGCGCCCCTAGGCGTGCGTCCGGCTGCATCAGCCCTCATAGCGCCGCCCTCCTATTCCACTCGTTGATGACTGCTCGGCGAGCGCGCCATTCACATCTCGACACCAAGAAGGAGTCCGCATGGTAAGCGTCGGAAAGCTCGGCACCCCAGAAGAGCCGATTTTCATCCTCGACGAAGGCGCACCCGCCCTCTACGTCGACCTGATCACGGAGCTCGAAGTCGACGAGAACGACATCGTCCGCATCTCGTTCGGTGCCATGTCCAAGAACGGCGACGGACAGATCAAGGCCATGATCGCGGTTCGGATCAGGATGCCGAAGAATATGGCTTGGCAGTTCTGCCGAGATCTGAGTGCTTTGGAGAGGTAACGTGATCATCGGACCGCCTCCGGCTGCTCGCCGAAAACGTCAGGACGGATCTTGTGCCGCGAGACGCCAGTGATGCGCTCAAACTTCAGCACGTGCTCCGCCGGAACCCTGTTCCAGGAGTACAGGGCGTTGTGTTTGATACCGAGTTCGCGAGCGAGCGAAACGATGCCCCCCGCCTTCTCTGCTGCTGTTTCGACAATCTTGATCATGTAGGCATAGTAGGCATTACCTACCTACCTTGTCAACCACGATGTAGGTGATTTTTACGTAGGCGCTAGTTACGTTCGCGACATGGAATCAATCGGTCAGAGAATTAGGCAGCGCCGGAAGCAGATCGGCATCACGCAGCAGCAGCTTGCGGATGCGTTCGACATCAAGCGCGTCTCGGTCACGCAGTGGGAGGGCGACATCACGGCGCCGGACCGCGACAAGATAGCGAAGCTGGCCGACCTGCTCGGATGCGATCCAGAATGGCTATTGAGAGGATCAGGTGATCCTCCGAGGGCACTTGATCTTGGACAGGGCAGCCGCGGTTCGCGCGCTGTCGTCTCGAGCTTTGATCCAGATGCAGACGAGCATTCGAACGAGAACGCCGGCGCTTACACGCGGGAACACTGGCGCGCGCACATCAAAGGCGCAGTTCCCGAAATCGATGTAAAGCTGGGCGCCGGAGAAGGAGCCGTCGGCGATGTGATCAACCTGCCGGTCAGCGCGTCGAGCGTCTCCGGGCACCAGGTCGTAGCAGAGTGGTTCATTCCGGACGCATACTTGCGGAACGAGGTCCGAGCCTCGCCGTCGCACACTCTCATCATGGAAGTTGTCGGGGACTCTATGTTTCCGACCTACTCGCCGGGCGACCGGGTGCTCGTCGATCTATCTCAGGACAGGCTTGTCACCGATACGGTCTACGCCATCAGCGACGGCTATTCCGAGCCCCAGATCAAGCGCCTGCAGCGCGTGCCGTTCAGTGAGCCGACAGAGGTCCGGATCATCTCGGATAATCCGAACCTGGAAACGTTCACCGTCGAGCTGTCGCGGGTCAAGATTATTGGCCGGATCTGCGGCCATATCGCGCGAAAGTAATCACGCGTCCCTTAAACGCCGCTCGTCCCTAGTCCGGATGTCGGCGACAACAAGCCCCACGACGAGAGCGTCGAACTGCTGCCGGCTGAGGCACTGCGGCCTTGATCGCCTGTTCTCCTGAGACAGCCGCAGCCCGCCTTCCCCATCGAATGAGCTTGTGACCCGGAACAGGTCTAGGCCGGCGCCAATGTTGACCAGGTAGATGCCCTCCCCCTCATAGGAGGCGACCGGCGCCAGAAGCGCATAGTCGCGGCCGCCGCGTAGCGTGGGTTCCATCGCATCGCCAGTGACCGCGTGAACGCGGAACCGGCCAGAAAGCACATTCTCAGGTGGAATATCCGGAAGACGAAAATCATGCATCATGCCCTCGTTGATCAGTACCAACACCCCCAGCATCAGAGTGCGCGGGCACGTTAGCGCGGCATTCGCAGTTATCGACCCCAAGATTTAGGGAGGCTGAAATGCTGTGGATTGTCACAGAGGCTTGCGTTTGGACATAAACCGGCCCGCCATGGGCGCCGGGCAATACCCTTGTGTGACACATTCATGACAATCCACAGGGAAGAACCCCTAGCGATCTAGGGCGCTAAAACGTTTCCGTTGGGCATGTGACTGAAATCGCACGGCGCCGCTCGGCGCATAAGGCGTGGTCACTTTTTTTCATCGTCGTTCACGCGGCGTTATCGCTGCGCCCGCGCACGATCTTCCCCTACATCACCTACATCCGATTTTGCCTCTTAGTAAGTTTCACCTACTTTTGTCATTGACAATGTAGGTAGGCTGCGCTTACATTGGTTTCATCAACACACGCCTTCCGGAGATGAAGCGATGAGCATCCACGGCACCTGCCAAGACATCAAGGACAACGCAGCCCGTCTGTCGCACGCCATGCGTTGCGATCCGTCCGACGCCGTGGCGCAGGCCGCGCTGAAGGAGTTCATCCAGCGCACCTATTCCGACCTGGCTTCGCTTGCTTGGCACCTCGGCGCCGACGGCGACGTCTTCCAGCGCGAGGCCGTACCGGCCTCCGAACTCGTCGATGACGTCTATTTCGCGATCAACCGCGAGAAGGAATTCGAGGCGCCGGCCTACCGCCAGCCCTACTCCACGCTGAACCACTCTCAGCAGGGGATTGCTCGATGAGCACGAAGTATCACACCAAAACCCCGCTGCTGATCTCGGTAGCGGGCCTCGATATCGAGTTCGATCTCGTGGTCACCTACAGCGTGAGCCGGTACCGCGCCGCAACTCTCACACAGCCGGAAGAACCGCGCTCGGTCGAGATCGATAACGTCCGCTTCTTCCGCTGCGGGATCGAAACGGCCCTTCCAGGCTGGCTGGAGGACGCGATCTCCGACAGCGAAGGCTTCAAGGCTCACCTTCTGCAGGAAGCAGCCGACAAGGACGCGGCAGCAGCAGAAGACGCCGCGGAGTACCGGCGTGAGCGCGAATGGGAGGAGCTGGCATGAGCAAGCACACCCCCGGCCCTTGGAAGTGGTTCGGCAACGCCAGTAGCAACCACGTCTATCTCGCCACAACTCACAGCGGCAGGCGATACGTCATGGATTTCGTTCGATGGGGTATGCGAGGCGCACAACCGCGCTTCCATCCAGAGAAGCGCGGCATGGTCGATGCAAAGGACCTTCTGCAGTTCGAGGTTGGCGACCAGTCCATTATCGGCGTCGAGGACGCGAAGAAGGATGGCAGCGTCTACCGTTACGACGTTCGCGGCATCAATAGCGCCGATGCCCGCCTGATCGAATCCGCCTGGGTAATCCCAGTTCTGCTCGAAGCCCTTCAGGAATGCGAGGAGTACTTCGACAACCGTGCCGACGCCGACTGCGATCAGGACGGCTACATCCCGAACGAAGAAATGAAGCTGCTCACGCTCGTTCGTGACGCGCTCCGAAAGGCGGGTGCGAAATGAGCACGATCAGAGGAATTTACGGCGACGAGCCACGGCGGGACAACGAATACCCGATTGCTCATGTCGTTGGCTACGACGGCGTCACATCGATCACCGAAAGCACCCAGAACCTCGGCGACTACGGAATCCATTGGTTCCACGTTTGGACGGGTGACGCCGAGAAGGCCCGAATGAATGCCCGCTACGTGGTGCAGGTCGACTTCGAAAAGGCGGGTGCAGCATGACCCGCCCCATCTCCTACGCCTGCTCACCGGCAGACCGCTATTGCGAATGCGGCCACTGCGACCTCCCGCCAGCCCGCAACATCGATCTGGATGCGGTCGCCAACCTGAACCGCGCCACTACCGCAACCGCGACCTTCCTCATTCTCCTCGCCGCCCTCCTCGGTCTGATGGCCGTGGGGCTCCTCAGAACCGAAAGCGCAATGCAGCGCGCAGCCATCATCAACCAGGAGTCAATCGTATGGAAATGACAGATACCAATCCTTGGGCGTGGTGGCAGAACGCCTTGGCCGGCAACATCGGCTCGATGCATGAAGGCGTTCCCCAGCAGGGCTATTACCGCACCCGCTTCAAGGGCGGACAGTGGGAGCCGGTGGCGATCTGGCTCGACGAGGCCGGCAGCTGGCTTGCGATGCGCGGCGAGCGCATGGTCGACGCGGCCGACGCTTGGAACTTCTGCCGCACTCATCCGGTCAGCTACGAAGCCTATCAGAAGGCCATCGAGGGTGCCGGCTGGGATGACGAGCCGCCGGTCGCCGTGATCGGCCATAACCTGCCGGCCGATCCGTTCGAAGCCCTCAAGCTGGAGTATGAGGCTGAGAAGGAACAGGCAGAGGCGTTCATGAAAACTCCCGTCACGACGCAGGATCAGGCTGACAAGGCCGCGATCTGGTCTAAACGGCTGACGGCAATCAAGAACAAGGCCACCGACCTGCACAAGGTCGAGAAGCAACCGCACCTCGATGCCGGACGCAACGTCGATAACAAGTGGCGCGGCCTCAAAGAAGATCCGGACACGCTCGCAAAGAAGCTTAAGGCGCACGTCACGCCGTTCCTGCAGGAGCAGCAGCGCCTTGAGTTCGAGCGGCAGCAGCGCGAACGCGACGAAGCCGAACGGAAGCGCCGCGCGGCCGAGGAGATGGCCGCCAAGGCTGACGCCAGCGACACTGCAGCGCAAGCCGCAGCGGAACGCCTGCAACAGGAAGCCGACAAGCAGGAACAGGCAGCAAAGGCGAAGAACGCCCAGGCCGGCCGCACCGGTGCCCGTGTCAGCCTCCGCACGTTCCTGTCGGCTCGCATCGTTGACTACGACAAGGCTTTGAAGGCCTTGGGCAACCACCCCGAAATGAAAGCGCTCGTCGAGACGCTCGCCAACCGCGCAATCCGCGCCGGTGTCGACGTTGATGGTGTCGAGCGCATCGAAGAGCAGAGGGCCGCCTGATGACCGAAACAACACCCCTCCTCGTCGCCGCCGTCAAATTCAAGTGGCAGAAGGACGAGAAGACTTACGACTACTTCATCCCCGGAGACCTCACCGTCGCAGTCGGCGACAAGGTCATCGTGGAGACAGCGCGTGGCGAAACCACCGTCGAGGTCATGGCAATCAAGCCGGAATCTGAAATGGCGCAAAAGAAAATCGTTCGCCTCGTCGAGCCCGAAGCCGTCGAAGGAGAAGAAGCATGAACGCGCATATTCCCGCCCTTTCCGCCGGCGGCAGTGTCATGGCTATCGTCCCGCAGACTTTCGAAGAGACGTTCCGCGTCGCGCGCGCGGTCGTCGCCTCCGGCCTCGCGCCGTCGGCGCTCATCGGCAAGCTGACCGGCGACGATGCAGCAAGCGCGGTTGCGGTCGCCATCATGTCCGGCGCCGAGCTCGGCTTGAAGCCGATGGTCAGCCTTCGGAGCTTCACTGTCATCAATGGGAAGCCGGCGCTTTACGGCGACGGACTGATCAACGTCGTTCGCATGTCTGGCCGCGTCGAGTATTTGCGCACCGGCTGCGACGATATCGGCGGCAAGCTCGTCGGCTTCTGCGAGGCCAAGCGGAACGACACCGGCGAAGAGAAGCGCGTCGAGTTCTCGCAAGATGACGCTGTCCGCGCCGGCCTCTGGCAGACCGAGGCCATGGTCACGAAGTGGAACAAGTGGGACAAGAAGAACGAAACGAAGCCGAACGATAGTCCCTGGTATCGCTTCCCTAAGCGCATGCTCGCGTGGCGTGCCGCCGGCTATTGCCTTCGCGAACTGTTCGGCGACGTCCTCGGCGGCATCCGCGACGAGTTCGAGGTGCGCGAGATCGACGAAGTCGAGACGATGCGCGACATCACGCCGGCGAAGGCTGCCCAACCTCCAAAGCCGCCGGTACCGCCAGCGCCGCCGGAACAGGCATCGAAGACCATTGAAGCCGAGCCTGCGGTCGAGGATGAGCCGGCCTTCGACCTTGGGGACTTCCTGGAGCAGCTCGAAACGTCGCTCGCCGGTGCCAAGGATGAGGTGGAGGTCGAGGAGATCTGGACCGACTTCGACGCCCCGGCCGTGCTCGAAACCAACGACCACGCCGATATGATCGAGGCTGCGTTCGCGATCAAGACGCGCCGGCTTGCACAGCTTTCGCCGATGAACGGTGGCTGATCATGCGGAAGAAGGAAAAGCCCCCGCTGATCCAGACGATCATGACGCCGCGCGGCCTCCGGGCCCACACTCAGGACGACGCCGAGAAATTGGCGTCGATCCCGGAAGGTTCAATCTTCGAAATCGTCCCCGTCACCAAGCGATCGGATAGGCAGCTCCGCACTTACTGGAAGGCTCTTGGCCTGGTGGTCAAGGTCACTCAGAAGTGGTCGAGCGCCGAAAACCTGCATCGCGACATCAAGATGACCCTCGGTTATCGCGAGCAGGTCGTGAACATGCGCACCGGCGAAATCACTCTCGTTCCGGACAGCATCGCTCTCGACAAGATGGACCATGCCGAGTTCTGCGAATTCATGAATCAGGCCATGGCGCTGATCGCCGACACCGTCGGCTTCGATCCGCTGGCCTTCCTAGCTGAGGAGCGCGCGGCATGACCTTCACTATCGAGCTTACCCAAGTCGTCAGCAAGGAAATCAAATACCTGCAGGCCGAATGCGGCGTCCGGTATTGGGAAGACGGCGAAGTCAACGGCACGGAAGACACAGACGGCGAGTTGATCCCGCTCCGCGTAAAGGATGCGTGGTGCCCGACGATTGATCTTGAGACCGGCACCATCCAGGACTGGCCGGCGGGCACTACCGCCAACATTCACTACAAGGTCTGCGATGCAGGCATCTACAAGCTGCTCGACGCCGAAAAGAAAGTCGTCCGCGAGATCGACGGATATGTGCCGACGATGATGTCTCCCGGCGGCTCCGGCTATGGCGACTACGTCATCATGACCATCGGCCCAGACGGCAAGATTGAGAACTGGTCCGTCGACCTCGAGCCTTTTCAGGAGGACGGCGAGTGACCTGCACCTGCATCGAAACCGTCAACGAAAAGCTGGCGACCCGCAACACGCGCCTGACCCTTCCCATCGTCTTCGGCCGGGAGCCGGGGGAGCCCGAGCGCCTGATGATCGTCACCGAACAAATCGAGACCGGTCGCGGCAAGGCGAAGGCAGTCGGCATGTTCGCTTCCCACTGCCCTTTCTGTGGCGTGTCTTATGGGGAGAGCGCGGCATGAGCGAGAGGAAGCACACTGCCCTGCCCTGGAAGGTCGTAAGCGAACCTAACTTCGACAACGGGAACGTCTACACGTCCATTCAACCGGTCAATGTCGACGAAGAGGCCATGAAGCCCTTGGCCATGATGAGTGGCGAGTTTCATGTCTGCCGGATGAGCCACACGGCTGCACCCTGGCGGTTCGATTACTACCACGCCAACGCCGCCTTCATCGTCGAGGCCTGCAACTCGTACTATGAGACGCGTGACGCCATCGTCGCCAAAGATGCCGAGATTGCGAACCTCCGCGCCCTACTCTCTCGCGCCGAGGAATACGTCATCAACGGCGTAACCACTGCCAAAGAGCAAGCGGAGATGAATGCGTCCTACCCGGCCCGTGCGCCCCGCTTCTACGCCGCGCTTGCCGAGGCTCGCCAACTTCATGCGGACATCACCGCAGCCTTGAAGGGCGGTGCGGCATGATCGACTGGCAGAAAGCCGCCTCCCACGTCATCGGTGAAGTTCACCGCAGCCTCCCGGCGGACGCCGACCTATCAGCCCGCAAGAAAGCTCTCCGCGCCGCTCGCCCATGGGAATTCGCCTCGACGAGCTGGGGCAAGAAGGTTTGGGCGAAGCACTCACGCAAATATCTCGAAAAGTTTGGCCTGCCGCCGGTCAAGGCGAAGGCCGTCGAAGATCACCTCTCACCGCTTGAGCGGTTGATGGCAAAGGCGAAGGGGAATGCAGCGTTCCCCGTCAATCTTCAGACATCCGAAGACGTACGCAAGGCTGGGTGGCAGGCGGAAACCCGCGATGCTGACGGCCACCTTTGCCGACTCCATGCGCCGTTCGAGACCGACGAGGACATAGTCTGGCTGGTGCGCGAAGCGCTCGAGAACGGCGAGACCGTAACAATCTGGCCAGCGAAAGGCGCTGCAGCATGACCGACCTTCCTATTCTCTTCTCCGGCGCGATGGTCCGCGCGCTGCTCGCCGGCCGCAAGACGCAGACGCGGCGGATCATCAAGCCGCAGCCTTTCGCGAGCGGATACTATGACGGGGAAATCGAGATCAACGTCATTCCAGCGAATGACCAGTACCCGAAAGCGTTCCGCTTTAACGCCAATGCAGTCGAAGGCGGCGCCATCCTCGAGGACGTATTCGAGCCGCGCATAAATGCCGGCGACCGGCTATGGGTGAAGGAAAATCACTATCTCACCGATGACGGCGACGATGAGTATGCGGTCTATGTCGCCGACGGCAGCGACGCCACGGGTGAACACCTGCACGAAGTTGCCGCACTCGAAAAACTTCATCCGACAGTGGATTGGTCGAAACACAAAAAGCAACGTCCTTCCATCCACATGCCGCGCTGGGCCTCGCGCATCACCCTGATCGTCACCGACGTTCGCGTCGAGCGGCTGCAGGATTGCTCCGTAGCGGATGCGTGCGCAGAAGGGGCGCTTGTCCCGCCATACACCGAGCAATTCGCCAACGTACACGCTCTGCCGATGTATCAGGCGATTTGGCAAGGCATCAACGGCCCCGGCTCATGGGAAGCGAATCCCTGGGTCGCAGCCTACACTTTCACGGTCATCAAGCAGAACATCGACCAGATCGAGAAGGTGGCAGCATGACCGGCGCCGTTCGCTACTTCCACGGCGGATTCGGCGGCCTGACCATCGGCCAGTTCGTCCTGCCGCCGGCGACCACGAAGGTACCGTCTACCGCGCGCTTCGGCGCCGCCGGCGTCTGCAACACGAACAAGGTCTATGTCTGCACCGATCAGCACGGCGCTCTTCTCTACGCCTGCATGCATTGGTCCGGCTGCGGCAAGGTCTACGAGGTCGAGCCGATCGGAGAGTTGACGCCGGATCCTGACGCAGCGCGGGCGGGCTTCTCCTTCGAGTGCGACAAGGCGCGCGTCCTCCGAGTGATCCGGGTGCGAGGGAAGCTCATCAAGCAGGTTCAGCGAGACATGCTCCGGGAGGCCGTGTGAGAGATTTATTCGACAACAAAGCCGCGATCATGTCGACGATAACCGACGGCATGAAGATGAAGGCCCAGATGATCAAAAAGGGCCTCACCGCCGCCCGTGTCCGCTGCCCCCAGTGCGACGGTTTCCTTCACGCGCGCCTCGCTGGCCGGAAGAACCACCTTCGGTTCTGGTGCGATGGCCCGTGCAAACGACAGATGATGGAGTAGCCGATGCGATCTGTCCCAGAATGGATCGGCCGTACCGACGACAGCATGCCGACCGATGCGTGCAAGCGCCGCATTCTAGATCGCCAAGGCTGGAAGTGCGCCATCACCGATCAGGAGTTCCGCGACGGTGTGAAGGCAGAGTTCGATCACATCGTTCCGCTCTGGCTCGGAGGCGAGAACCGGGAATCCAATCGACGAGGCCGACATGTATCACATGTGGGTGTTGTCGGCGCCGCTGACGTTCAGTCTCTTCGATCGTCGCGGCTGCAAGCCGAGGGGGCTCTAATGCGCAGCGTCCCCGAATGGATCGGCAAGACCGACGACGAGAAGGTGCCTCCGCGCGTCCGCCTTCGCATATTCGAGACATACGGCGGCGTCTGCCAGCTCTCGGGCCGGAAGGTCATGGCCGGCGATGCCTGGGACCTCGACCACATCAAGGCATTGTGGCGTGGCGGAGAGCACCGGGAAAGCAATCTGCACCCGGTTCTGAAGCAGCCGCACCGCGAGAAGTCAGCCGATGAGCAATCCGTACAAGCGAAGTGCGATCGCGTCCGCAAGAAGCACCTAGGAATCTATCCAAAATCAAAGGCCAGGATCAAAAGCCGCGGCTTTGTCAAGACTAGAGAAGTCGAATGAGCTCGGAACATCAACAGAACCTACAGGGAACTGCAGCTCCTTTTGAGTATGATTGCTCACCTCAGTCGAGAACATCGCTTCCGAACGCGATAGGTGAGAGCACGCCCAGCTGCCCGACAGCAACCGCTGAACTTCTCATCCCGCCAATGCAGAAGGCAGCCATACTGTCCGCTTGCGGCCAGTACCGCTACCGCCTTGAGCGGCAATGGAATGGCAACAAGGCCAAAATCGCGTTCCTCATGCTCAACCCTTCCACGGCAGACGCGGAACAAGACGACCCGACTATTCGCCGGTGCATCGGCTTTGCAAAGTCTTGGGGATTTGGCGGCCTAATCGTCGGCAATATCTTCGCCCTTCGCTCCACCGATCCGAAAGCACTCTACGACCATCCCGACCCGATCGGGCCGGATAACGATCAGCACATTCTTGCGATAGCCAAGAGCGCCCGTAAGATCGTTTGCGCGTGGGGGACACACGGAGCTCTTCATGACCGCGGTCGTCAGGTCGCCGAACGGCTCGAATTCTTCGACCTCGTCGCGCTGAAAGTCACAGCAGACGGCCAGCCAGGTCATCCGCTGTACCTCGCTGCCGATATCCAACCTAAATCGTATTTTGCGCCATGACAGTTATACCAGACCTCACCAACGCCAGCCCCGAAACGCGCGGATACTACGCTCTTCCCGAGGAGATCCGCACGGCAGCAAAGGCTATAGCCGGTCCGCCTCGGCCGATGACCCATATCGAAGTCCTGTTGGCGATCGGGACGGCGATCGCAAATGAGCGGGAAGCGGCGAAGAGAGGCGAAAGATGAGAGAACGTCGCCAATCCCTTGTTCCCCCAGGCAGTTGGCCGCCCCGCATGTCCGCTGACATGGCTGCCGGGTATTGCGGGGAAAAGCATGTCGAGGATTTCCTGGAGCGCGTCGGAACGACCTATCCGAACCCTCGCATCGTTGACAGCACGCGACGGAAGTTCTGGTATCGTGAGGATCTGGACCGGGCGATGAACCTCGGCACATCGACGATGTCCTCAGGATTGGGAGCGAAGTTCCGTGAAAAGATCAGGGAAAAGCGGAACGGTGGAACTGCCTAA